TATTATTTGTGTAATTATTTGTGTAATTATTTGTGTTATTATTTGTGTAATTATTTATGTTATTATTTGTGTAATTATTTGTGTTATTATTTGTATCTGGTGTATAAACACTTAATTTACTTTTAAATACGATATCTTCAGCTTTGTAATTGAATATATAACGACTATCATTCTCGCCTGATTTAGTTATATTCAAAAAAACTGGAATGTTTGTTAATTCATAAACGTTGTTGAAATTTTTGGTTATTAGTATAGTTTCACTAAATACATCTACATTTTTATTTAAAAAATCACTGGAAATAATGTACTCAAATGTATTTGATGGAGTTGGTTCTATATTTAAACTAAAATTTTCTACAATAATACTATTTCCTGTAAACGTAGGGTACCCAATATGTTGTTCTGGATTCAATTTTGTATTGTTAAAGGATAATTTCATAATTAAATCTTAAAAATAAGAAAAATATATAAGTAAACAACATTATTTATCACAAACTATGAACCGTAAATAACAATTCGTATAAACTGATATACTAAATAAAATTCACTAAACAACATTGCAAAAAACCCCTTGAATATTTTAATTGATGTAAATTCCGAATAATCTAAATCTAAAAATAAGAATAGAGCAATACACATTGACAACGTTTTTAAAAATATAATGAAATTAACTGTTTTATCATTGCAGTTATCTTCTTCTTCTATAGATGGAACTGTAACTGAAGGTTGATGTTTATTAATTTCTTCTTGTATTAGTGCATTTATTCTTGTAATTGCTAATTCTTGAATATAAGTTATTAATGAATTAATTGGATCTACTTGAACTTGTATAGTATCTATATTGAAATGTAAAGTATATGAAAATCTTGTAACAATACTTAACTCATCTGTGTCATTTTTTAAACCAACTAAAATATAATCTTGATCTTCTAAATTAATTCTATAATTTATGGCAGCTGAACCTGTTTTGTTATCTTTATAAGTTTTATTACAATTTGGAGCAGGTTCTGAAAGTGAAGCAGGAATCGTATTTTTTATGATTTTTGCTACAATAAATTGTTTATCTAAAGTTTGCCAAAAAGTAAATAATAAATTTTCTTCTTTACATATTTTTTCAATACTTATAGAATTATTATTTATGGAAAATCCATATTTAGTACCTTCACCATCTATTTGAATTTTACACCTGTAAATGTAAAATAATTCGTCATCGTTTATATAATGGGATAGTATCATTATTTGGCCTTGTTCTGGAAATTTAATGTTTGTTTGTAAATATTTATCAAGAGATACATCAGGAACTTTATAAGGAACTAATAAATCGTAATTTAAATTTACCAAGCGTCTATCTGCACCAGCGTCATTTTGATCGTTTAAACTGGAAGGAAACAATTCGGTTCTATCTATAAATGTAATTGAATTATTGTTGTTATCAATATTATAGTAACTCATATATCCATAATTAACTGGATCTTTACCCTCATCACTACCACTTGCACCTCTTCCATTGTCAAAAACATTTATTAATACCTTTTGGTCATATGTTTTCCAAAAACGAAATAAAAGAGTATTATCTGGATTCACAATAAGATTATTTGTATTATTTGTATTATTTGTATTATTTGCATTATTTGTATTATTTGCATTATTTGTATTATTTGTATTATTTACATTATTTACATTATTTGCAAATCTTTCAACTTCCATTGCAGTTCCATGATATTCATTAAATAAATCAGCAGCTCTTTCTACATTTAAAATATCATAATTTGGTTCTAAATCAATATCAATATCAGGATTAATTACATACAAAGGATCACTACTTAATATTAATTCATTATAACCATTTGAATCGTCAATTTTAAGAAAATATCCATTTTGGTATTTTCCTGCTCCTATTCCATGTGGATTACATACTAAACGATAATTATCAGTATCAGGAACCTTTACTAGTTTAATATCTACTTGATATCCTCGACTGTTAATATCACCACCTTCCATTTTAAATATTAAATTAGAATTTAAATATGTATTTAAAAAGCATTCATCAGGGACAAATTCAGTAATAGTTTTAATCGCGTCTTCTCTCATTTCTTCTGCATCCATAGAACTTACGTGATTAGTAAATGATTCAACATCTTCCATAGTAACAGGATCTATAGAATGCGCAATTCTATAATTTTTTCCTGCAAGATATAATGCATTCGTAAAATCATATGGACTCAAATCACCGACAAAACAAGGAGTAGTACAGTCATTTGCAAAATGTTCAATGAAACAATGTTTGTTCATAATTATTATATCAACTGATATAAATAACCATTATAAAAATATAAAAATATAAAAATATAAATAAAATACGAATTTTTACAAGACTTTATGCTGTAACAGGTTCTCTTCGTTTAATTGTAGGTTCTATAATATGTTTATATACATTGTATAACAGATATATTTCGCAAAATACAAATGCTATAAAAGATTTAAATACTCGTATTTGGAAATCTAAATGTGAATTCATAGACCAATACAACAATGCGGCTAATCCACCTACGATAAATTTATAAGATAGCAAATACACTATATTTTTGGAAATCCAATGAGTTATAGTATAACATGTTTTCTTAAATACGTCTTGATCTGTAGTTGGAAATACGTTATTGAAAATTTTTGCTCCAGTATCATAATAATTTTTATCTACTTCTACGTATTGATCATAACATTTGTTTTCTATGTGAAAATTACAAGTTTCTGTATTATCTTCTGCGTTCTCAAATGTTTCGATAGTTGGTTCTTCTAAAATGTATGACAATTTGTTTATAGTATTTGTTAATGCCGATCGATTTGCAATATTTTTCTTAATTATATTCTGATATTTAATTTCTTTGTCACTCACAATTTCAGTTGAATCCCACGGAGGTCTTTCAATACCCATCATATTATCTACAACTCCATTGTTACAATTATCTTTCAAAGAAATACATTTACCTGGAACTATACCTGTACGTCTTTGTCCGGTACATACGGGCATATAGGATGGACAAATAAATTTAGATAATGAAGTGTATAATTCTGGATTCTCTTTTTGCCATTCTTTATCGTTTAATATTTCACTAAAATATCCTTTTGCCCCACCGGTTTCTTCGTTGTAATGCCATCCACAAGCTACACCATTATTTATTTCTCCTAGACTACTTAGCAAACCAGTTGCATATTCGTTTGCGCGATCTTTTGTGAATTCATTTCCATTATTGTAAGCTCCTATATAAAAAGACAATTCAGATAATACTAATTCTTCTTTAAAATTAATAGTCTCATTTTCTACTGAACTTATAAATTCAAATTTTAAAGTAATTGTGTTATTTTGAAAAGTTTCGATTTTGTCATGTTTATTTTTAAATCCTTCAGACCATTTACACCACCAGTCTGAATTACAATCATCTTTTTTGGAAACGTCAGGGTAATTTTTTTTACAATTTCTGTCTGTCAAAGCCATTCCATCTGTTCCAACACAAACACCTGGATCTGGTTCTGGTTCTGGTTCTGGGGTTTCTTCTTGTCCTGACACAACATGTGCACTTTCATCTTCTGGTATAATAATTTTATAAAATTTATTGTCATATTTAAAATATTGCCATTTCCGGAAACAATTTAAAATATTGTCTTTTGTATCAAATGGACTATCTCTATAATCATCTTTTGTGAATACAATAGTGAGTTTTCCTTTGTAAGGCATAAATGAGTCATCTGCATTTATCAATTTGAAAAATCCACTTGTTAAGTTTAATTTGAAACTGTTAAAATCTGCCGAGTAATCTACACAACTTTCACCATTTTTAGCACATTTAGGCCCAGGATCTACGTCAGTATTAATATCTTCAAAAGTTTCTTTTAAAACAGGCTTATTAAGAATTCTTTCAAATAATACAGATAATATAATAAGAATTCCTATTGATATAACTATATTTTTATTAAACATTGTATATAATTATAATTATATATAAAAATTAAAAACAGAAATGTATCTATAATAAGATAAGATTGTAATTTTAAAAATGTCGACGTATTACGAGATAAATCAAAAATATCACGATACACCATAAGACAAGTTTAAATATTGAATGGCGATCTTCAATCATATCATATAAAGTATTCATAAAGTTTTTGGAATTTTCTTCATTTTTAATATTTTCATCATATAAGCAATTGTGTTGACTTGCCTTGCATTTATATTTATTGTAATAAAAGTTATAATCTTTACCACCAAACATATTATCAAATTGTTCTATTTCGTTTTTAATTTTCATGTCAATTTTTAGCCTTTCGTTTTTTTCTATTTTTAGCTTTTCGTTTTTGCTTATTTTAAACTTATTCGTTCTTTTGGGTTGTTTGTTCATTTTAAATTTACTAAAATTAGAACAACAATCTTCCTTAGTTTCAGCTTTTAAATAATGATTAGAACGATTAATTAATGGTGGTGAGTATACAAATTTGGAGTATGGATTTGAATTTGAATTAAACTTTCCAGAATGTTTATTTTTATTTTCATTTTTGTTTTTATTTTTGTTTTTATTTTTGTTTTTATTTTTATTTGAAAAAGGTTCTACACTGTTGATATCTTCTAAATCAAATTCACTTACGTTAGTTGAATCAGTCATTAAATAACCCACATAACAATATTTATCGAAATAATCTAATATTTGATCATTTGATAAACCAAAAAGCGGGTGCCAAACTAATAAATTTGCATAACGCATCGATGGACCAGTATTATCAAACGAAAAAGAAGCACCTTTTATTTTGGGAAAATTGAATGCATTGCTAAATGATATAGTCTCCATTTCATTTCCATCGATTTCTTTGTATTCATTATTAAAAGTTATAACATCATCATTTTCTACAAGAGTTACGTATAAGTCACCATCTGTTCTATCAATATTATAATTTACATTTTGATTGTTTCCGTTACCATGCATTCTTTGATAAAGAACTACAAAGTACTCAGGGCTATCTTTATCACTTCTTAGTAAAGTTTTCCAAGAAAATTTAAATTCCCATATAGTTATTAACTTTCCAGTATATGAAGATAATCCCTCAAAACTTAATTTATCTTTATATAAAGTTAATTGTAAATTTCCAAATTTAAGCTTGCTTGGTTCTTCTCCATATTTGGTAGATGTTTTAATATAATATCCGTTGTTTTTAATTGAAGGTCCATAAAGTATATCGTAATCTAAATCTATATTATTATTATTTTTTAAAATTCCATTTTCATCTGCTATAATAATGTCCTCATTTATTTTTTCAGCCAAACGATTAAAATACATTTGTGATAATACAGCTTTCATTTTTTCGCTATTATTTTTTTTTAAAGGTGCTTTTGAAAAAGAAGTATCGTGTGTCATCATTCCCCATACTAAATTATTATTCCCATCGACTATTTTAGGACCAACCACGTTATCAACTTCTAAACGACAATTATACATTTCCTCGCCTGGATTATTTTCAGGTTTAAATAATGGATATGCAATACCATTACTATATATTGTTAACTCACCATTTTCTATAAATTCTAAATAATCGATATTTTTAACATTTGGATGAGATATGTTAAAAATGCATGAAGATTTTGTTTTGTCAGTTTTATGATCTTGAAATATTTTAAATCTATTTTTAAGATCTTCAATATTAATGTCAATTTCTTGACCATCGCTTAAATTTGTATTATATTTCCAAAACAAAGACAGAATGTATGCTAAATATTTAAATTTTGTACCATCTAATATATCGTCCCAATCTGGTTCAGTTTTTGTAGGAGCTAAGTCTGGAAAATCATTCGGATATTCAGATAAATTAATATTTTGTTCGAATATGTATTTTTCAGAAACCCCACCCATATATTTATTAATAAAATTATAAAAATTTATCTCGCTTAATGTGCCTTCTGATATGTCATCTTGAACAAGTGGAGCTTCAGTGAAAAACGGTGATTCTGCGTTTCTAATCGAATACATCTCTACCGGATTTGCCTGTCGCATTTGATTTTCTTGAGTCGTTAGATAAATTATATCTTCTTCATTCGTTTCATCATTTACTGGACAGGCGAATGTATTATAGGTTTGTGCAGAATTTTTGTAATTTACATCGAAATGTTCTATGACGTTATTTGTTTTGTCTGGATTATTGTCTGATCTATTTTGAAACCCTTCTTTATCTTGATTATTTATATCTTCCCATTTACATCTATTATTTCCGCACTTTTCTTGTGTTGTGTTTAGTTTACAGCTTTTATAGACCAAGGGGGCAAGTCCTTTTGCACCACATAATCCCCTTGCTCCAGATTTCCACGAACAACCATGTGTTTGATTACAATCTCCTTTAGTATCAACCTTTTTACATGTTTCATAATCATATACCATATCTCCTACACAAACTCCATCGTAATCTTTAATTATTTCACCACCAATTGTCGCACCTGTATCCACCCAATTACACTCTTTCAGCCCGGTAGAATTTGTTACAGCATTACAAGAATCCTCTTCATGTATTGCCTCGCAAGGTTGGGATGGCCATAAAATACCAGCTGCATTTTCACAATAACCTGTGCGTAGTGCAGCGTTCGAATCGGCCGTCCAGTTACATTGAGCAACGTCTGCCCAGTTTTTTTGAGTAGTACATGCTGCTTTTGTTCTATGTTTTTGACAATCTGCCTGATCAATGGATTCTTTTCCTGCACAATAACCTGCAGTGTCTATTTCATTCTCTGCACCGATCCAATCACAAGCCTTTGCGTTTCCTTTTAAATGTGCGTCACAGTCTCCTTTTGTTTTTAAATCTTCACAGTCGCCATCTACACCAGTTCTTCCTTGGCAATTACCAGCTGTATTTCCGGCATCAGTTGTAGAAACCCAAGTACAGAGATTCTTCTTGCCAGCCCAATCTTCAGCATCATTACATTCATCTTGCGTTATAAGGCCCAAGCAGAAATCAGGTCCTTGACAAGTCCCATCGTTTGGGTCACCTTCTGTACTATATTCTTTTATAAATGATTTTATAGAACAGGTTCCAACATTTTCAATAAAATTAGATGTAGTTGTATTCCATTTTGTATTAAAATTTTGAACGTAATTTTTATACAAAATATTTTTTGAATAAAGTTTTATTCTTGATTTAATTAAATTTTTCAAATTTTCAATTTCTTTCTTCTCATTTTCGTTCCCACTTACACAAATATTTCTCTCCTTTTCTGGAATTATATTTTCAATCCACCAAGTTTTTTCGGTAGGATTAAAAACATTAGGATTGTAATTATTTCCGCTATCAGGTAGATTACAAATCCAACTAAACTGATTAACATCCTCATATAATTCGCGAGGTATTGTATATGTATTCATTTTTTCTTTTAAACGATCTTTATCATCGTTTTTATTCACGATAAATTCGATGGATTCTTTTCCAACATATAATTCATAATTACCATAATGTATTGATTCACCTTGGTCTATCCGTGAACCACCCATTTTAACATCTTTCTTTAACCAAGTATGATTCAATGTTTTCATTCCTTCACTCCATACAGGTTCATCCGTATATGCATCAACTATATTTGTTAAATCTTGCAAATTTTGTATTGTTAAATCAATCATACTATTTCTTGTTAATTTTAAATTTGATTTCCTATTATCATCTTTAACTATTTTATCTTCGTTGGGGGCATTCGCATCTTTTTCGTATAATTTTTCCAACAATTCCATAGTAAGTGGAAATCGTGGACAAGATGCATTTTTAGCATTTATAATTGTAGTAAGATAATTCCAATATTTTACGCTTTTTATGAGCCTTGATGGTGTTATTTCATTTTGGAATCCTTCTACTACGTTTGAATTGTTTAAATTATTTGATCTATTTTGAAAACTATCTACTGGTTTAATGAAAAATGTACCATTCCCATTTCCCATATTATACCCTACACCACCATGTAATTGTATGTTTGATCCAGTAAGTGACCCACCGGATGCATGTATACACAAGTCGGCCCGTCCATCTCCTGGTGAATCTAGACCTGAAACCTGAATGATATAATATGGTAATCCGTTACTTGAAGTTCCAGCTAGTTTAATGAAAAATGTACCATTCCCATTTCCCATATTATACCCTACACCACCATGTAATTGTATGTTTGATCCAGTAAGTGACCCACCGTATGCATGTATACACAAGTCGGCCTGTCCATCTCCTGGTGAATCTAGACCTGAAACCTGAATGACATAATATGGTAATCCGTTACTTGAAGTTCCAGCTAGTTTAATGAAAAATGTACCATTTCCATTTTCCATATTATACCCTACACCACCATGTAATTGTATGTTTGATCCAGTAAGTGACCCACCGTATGCATGTATACACAAGTCAGCCTGTCCATCTCCTGGTGAATCTAGACCTGAAACCTGAATTACATAAGGAACTGTTTCGTCAAAATCGGTTTGCGCAGTTGCTGTATTATTTGCTGCTATATTATTTGCTGCTATATTATTTGCTGCTATATTATTTCCGGCTGTATTATTAACATAACTGTTTGCTGCTACACTATGTCCCGTATTAGTCTGTGTTTTTTGTAATTCATCCAGAACTCTAAAAATATTATCATATAGTGTAACCTCTTGCATTACTTTGTATTCTTTATTTTCTGAGTCATAAACAACTTTTGCAGTAATGTATTCCATTAAATAACTATCATATTCTTCCGCTTTATATTGTTTCAATTCATCTCTATAATACAATTTATAAACATCCAATAAATAACGAAGTGTTTCAGAAGTGTGTTTTTTTCCTCTAAAATCATAAAATATTGCTTCTAAGGTAGTAAAATCTTTCCACTCATTATTATGATCTTTTATTTTTATTATAGTTCCTGTTGCATCTTCCATTATATGTAATCCATTTGAATATAATATTTCTCGACGTCTATCGACAAATTCAGTAATACAGGTTCCATCTGGATAACATGTTTTTTCGCTCCCGTCACAATATTTTGTAATTTCAGTTCCATCTGGCAATTTTGTTGTACTTAATATGTCACTTGGATTAGATGAGCAGCCCGCATCTATATTTTCACAATATTCAGTACCATCTCCATATTTGGTACAAGTATATCCTGTTTCTGGATCTATATTTGTTTCAATATTCGTCAAATCTAGTTTTATATCGCTCGTAGTACAAGAACCAGATAATATAGAATAATGTTTGTTTGCGTTTGATTTTAAATTGTTATATTTATTATAATCAAATGGATTCTTCCCAAAATAATTCATAAGATATGTTTTAACATCTGAAAGATTTATCATTTTAACTCTATAAGTTAATATAATAAGAAGATAATAAAATTATAAAAATATCAAATATCAAAATATCAAAATACTAATCTGATAAATAAATCTGATTTTGTATTTGAAATAAGATAATGTAAATAAACATTATTTACAAACACTTGGTTCATATTTCATATTTCATATTTCATATTTCATATTTCATATTTCATATTTCATATTTCATATTTCTACAATGAGTGACACAAATCTAGCTGAAATAAATACTTTTGAAGATATATTTGGTTTTTCAAATTCGGATAACAACACTTTTGAATTTCCATGGGATACTTCTGAAAGTATTTTTGAAAACCCCCTTCAATCAACTACGACCTTTGATTCATTAGATGGGTTTGATATGTTTGATGAGTCTGTTGGTAATGATAACGACATTTTAAATGTCATTGATACTATGACTTCTCCTAGTGTTTTAAACAGTAAATTAGATAAAGAAGTTGGAAATACAATGTACATGGACACTTTACAATTGATTCAAAAAGTAGAAGTAATGTTAGGCAACACAAAATCACCCTCCGAAATTAACAAAAAAGAAGCTATTCAATTTATTAACTCTAAATTAGCTATGAAGACTCTTAATATGGCTATGGAATATAAAAGATTGCTTGGTGAAACACAAACCTATCAATTCTTACTCGATGGTATGAAACCGTTTGATGGATCTATGCAAAAAGTTATTCTTGAAAAAGAAAACGAAATTAAACAACTTAAAGTTGAACTAGATCTATATAAATTGAAGACAACTCAAACTGAGAAACAGATGGTGGATTTACGGAATGTATATGAAACACGAAGAAAAGAAGATTTCAATCGTGTAAAATCATATCTACAAGAAGGTATTAAAATACGAAATAGAAAAGAACATTTGGAAGAAGAAAATACTAAATTAAATGAAAAGTTGGAAAATGTAAAAGCAAAATATCAACATGCTAAAAAGAGTCTTCGTTATGCCATGTCAGAAGTATTGTATCAGAAAAAACAAAAAATTAATGCACGTAAGAAAGCATATAAACTGAAAACACAATTAAATGAATCTTTTACTGAACTTGTTGTCATAATAAAAGATGTGGAATCAATTAAAAAACGAGTAAACGCTCTTGATAAGATGTATTCTGGATTGGCAAAACATTTTCAAGACTTCTTTAGAGTTGATAAAATATGTGATTGTTCTATTTGTATGGACGATATTAATTCAACTGAAAAATATCATACTTGCTCAAATTCAACTTGTGGATTGATCTTCCATGTAGACTGTCTTAAAAACACGGCTAAACAAATGCAGAGCGAAATGACCGAATGTCAATTTTGCAAAGTAGAAGACCCTGTATATCCAACTATTTTAGACGACTTTGGTGAAGAATTAGACGATATGGAATATGAATCAGATGGCGACGAAGACTTTATCCCAGGTGTACAAGGAGAACATATTACACAAAGAGATATCAATCGTTTTCAATCAAATATGTTTTTAAGTCCTGAAGAATTAGAAGCACGACTCGAAGAAGAAGAAGAAGACCATGAGTTGGATCCAGATTATAATCCAGATAGTAACGAAGAAGACGATGACGATGAAGACGACGACGATGAAGACGACGAAGAAGATGAAGACGACGAAGACGACGATGACAATGATCAACCAACAAGTCGTCGTCGATCCAATAATGATGATGATGACGACATATTTGATATTAATGTCCGATTTGTTCTTACAGAATAAAATCTATTCATTATTATATATTATAGTATAACGCATTTCTTGTAAATTAAATAAATTAATATTATGAAAATTGACAGAATTTTATTTTGGGGAATTATTGTGGCATTATCTTTTTATGTAGTATGTCATTTAGGATTTACAAATAATACATTTGAAAATTTCGTCGCTGGTGTAAATGAATACGTTGAGACTGGTGGTTGTTATGGAAACGTGATACACGAACAAAAACCATCCAAACACAAATTATTAGAAAAAACGTCAACTGTATTTGGTCATACAGTGCCAATTAAAAAACACACAAATGCTCCTCTTGCAGATGAAGGTGAACGTTTGTTTATGTTTGGAAAAAATAAATGCTCCCCTGAATGTTGCCCAAGTACTTACACTTGCAGTGGAGGATGCGTTTGCACAACAGAAGAACAAAGAAAACAAATACATGGAAGACAATAAATCAAAATAAGTTCAAAATCTGATTATTTTTTTGAATATCAAATATTAATTAAAAGCAAATATACATAATATTACAAACAACTGACGGAAGTACGTGTGGATATTGCGAAACTCTGGCACAAAATCAAGCCTTTGTAATATTAATTAAAAGCAAATATCTAATATGTCAAAAAAATGTTATTCTGAAATATATCCTTTAGGTGAAACAGGTGGGTTAATAATTGTAAAAGATTTTATTACAAAAAAAGAAGATAATGAATTAATATAAATAATTCAAAATGGAATAAAAGTTTAAAACGCTGGACACAACACTATGGTTATAAATACCAACTAAGTTCGCTACGCTCACGCACTCGTCCAGCTCACGCTGGCTCCTGCAAATTTCTTTATTTATGTTTCATTAATACTTTTAAAAGTATTTAGAGACTTGACATATATACTATGTGGTCATTTGAATTTATTTATTTTATTAATACTTTTCAAAATGTATTTAAAGACTTGATATATATATATATATATATATATTGTATTTAATCTATAAAATAACGAAATGAGTGATACAGATGCTATTGATTTAGAATTTAATCTTTTTGTTGAATTTCTCAATAGAGTGATTAATGTAAGTGATATTGACATTGCTAGTAGATTAAAAGTTTTTAAAAAAATACAGGACCATGTTGAATCATGTATTTATGATTATGAAGAAGAATTAGAAGAAGAATTAGAAGAAAATGACAAAGAATCGGGGGATAACATTCATTTAAAGACTTAACACATATCTATATTATCTTTTAAATTTATTTTTACGTTACTTTTAAATATAAATGAAAATGCCTTTTGAACGTGGTTGCCAATCTGGTTCTGACTGGTTTGGTGAAGATGATGATAATTTTCCATTTTGGTTAGAGCACTATGATAAATACAATTATCGTTCACGTTTAATAACACAAAAAGATTATATAGGAAAACTCCCTAAATTAATGAATTTTATAACTGAACGAATACAAACAAGCAAATATGTTTGTGAAAGTGGTAAAGAATTTAATCAAGCTATAATAAATCGTTATTTACCTGGTGAAGGTATAAATCCACATATTGATGCACTTTCAATATTTGGCCCTACTATATATAGTCTCACATTAGGATCACCTTGTGTAATGGAATTTACAAAAAAAAGAAAAAGGGTATATGTTATCTTAAAAGATGTTCTTTACGTAGGTTGCGGGAACGGAAAAACATCAAATATATGTTAGACAATCAAATTCAGGCAAGTGGTATCGATTTCAGCGAAAAACTTGTCCAAGTATGTCGTAAAAAAGATCTAGACGTCCGTTACGGCGACACCCTTGCTATTCCATATCCAGATAACACATTTGACAATATCATTAGTATAGCGGTTGTTCATCACCTAAAAGAAGAAGAAGATCGTATTGAGGCAATTGAAGAAATGATCCGTGTATGTAAACCTGGAGGTAAAATTCTAATTTCAATGTGGTCCGTTGAACAAACAGGTAATGAACTACAAAATCGTTCTTTCACGTATGGCGATAATCAAGTTAAATGGAAAGATACTACACGTTATTATTTTGTATATGACGAACCACATATTCAAGAGTTCATTCTACAATTCATATATAAATATTATGTTAAATTAACGTGGGAACGCGGAAATTGGTATATTGAAATAATTGTTTGAAAATAACAACTTAAATAAAAGAAACAGTGTATAATTACTGTTTTAATTATTTATTATATTAATTCCAATGACTGATCAACAATATAAATTAGAACTATCCTTTTTTTGTGCAGATTTAGGAAATTATAGGCCTATTTGTTGTGGATATGAATCTTGTAACGGTGCAAATGTTAAACCAATAATTGCAATTTCTAAAGATGAAAACAAATTAAAAGATTTAGCTAAAGTTGTAAATTCTATTAACATATATGATCTCAATGAATATACAGATCTTCTATATGAAAAATATACATATGACTATGATTATAAAAATTATTCCTATAGTAAAAAGTCTGAACAAAACTCTGATTCTGATTCTGATTCTGATTCTGATTCTGATTCTGATTCTGATTCTGATTCTGATTCTGATTCTGATATTGATATTGAGAAGTTTAATAAATCTGATTATGGTGAATATTATTCAAATAAAACTCATTATAATGATTGGTTAGATGACTTATTTTGGCCAAAAGTTTTTGAAGAGTGGGAAACAAGATATAAGTTTAGTCCATTATCACGTTCATTTACTAGATATAAAACATGTCATAAAACAACTGTCAGTGCAGAAGTAAATGAAGTTGATTTCAAATTTATTTAGAATGAAATACACAAATTGATTACAATAACTGGAAACAGTCGATTATTTTTGTATTATCAACTCTTGATGCAGTTATTCTATCTTATATAACGTCAACATACATTAATTAATAACAAATTACACAATCTTACCCTCTATTTTAAAAATCAACATAACACAATGAGTCACAAACAAAAAGTTAACAATGCAATTGGACAGCTATTGTGTGGCAAAGAAGGTCCATCATTTGTCCTAGATGATCCTGATTCTGAACCACCTTTTCGTTCTACACAAACCCTATTAGAATATGGAAGAACAAGCATCATTGGTTCTTTACTTATAATGAGTGGTCAGGCAAGATATAAATATAAACATTCGATTCCATCTAGATTATACGATACTGTAAACAATAAAAAACGAATGCGTGGAACAAGAATTTCAATAACATACGCTCTATGATATTGGAAGACGAAAATAAAGATGAAATTAAAGATGAAATTAAGATTTAGTACTTTCAATTCTTAATGTATCTGTTTTTTCATCGAAAAATACTAATCCAAGAACACCAAATCGGCGAGTTTGTTGTTTCAAACTGTCAATTTGATCCATACTTAATGAATAGAAACTAGCTACACTATCATTTGTTTTACTTAATTGAGAATTTTGAACAGCAACTGACATTTTATTTTCTAATTCGTTTTTATTGTTTTCTTCGTTTGTAGAAGGTCCTGTCATAGCATTAGAATTTTTCAATTTATCTGCAATAGCATTCAAATAATCTTTATTTTTTGTGATATCTTTTTCATCTAGAGCAGTAGTATTACGTGGTGTAGGTTGTGTATTTGAATTTGCAAAATTTTCGATATTATAAGCATTTCCGTTATTTGTATTAACAGCATTGCTATTTATTGGTGCGAATTGACTATTATTGCGTTTATTGTCAAAATAGTTAATCATTAACCAGAAAATTAACAATACAACCACTATAACTATTAACATTACTTCAAATTTGTATTTATCAAAATTCATATTGAATTCACAGAATAATTAATAAGTATATAAGTATAAAATAAAAAAATATATTTTTATTAGATTTCTCTATAATATAAACATAATTCACATTTTTTATTTTTGTAATTAACTCCTAACCAAAAGAGGGTTTTATCACTATAGTCTTCTAAAAATTTCATTATTTCTATATGATTTAAATTAAAAAGATTAAATTCTTTAATAATTTTTAATATTTTTGGTTTAATTTCGAACACTGGTTTATCTATTAAAATATCTAACCCATATATAAATTGTTTATCATTTGTAATATCATTTCTATAATATCCCCAGTCGTAAATATCATCTATATGTTTATTTAAAATATATTGATTTTTACCCAGTATTAAATTATTTATGTAGTGAAAATGTTCTTTACTGTCTATAGAATCATATAATTTATATTTTTCTTTTCCATCGTTTCCTATTTCCATACATCTCATAATTGATGTATCTTTATTATTATTTTTTAAAGAAAGATACATTTTTAAAATATTATTATCTATATCTACGCCTAAAATAAGACATTTACAGGTGTTATTAAATAATGTATCACTTATGAATTTTTGAAATAGGTGTGGTTTATAGTATTTTGTTTCATTTATTTTACTTAATATATCATTTTTTTTTAAAAAAGTGTAAGTTGGAATTTTCGAATTACTTTTTTTATGTGGATAAGCATATTTGTATAACATAAATATACATCTATTATTGTTAACCGAACTCTTGTTTATTTTAAATGAATGTTCTATTATAGAATTGTAAAAGGGGTTTTTAAATATGGATTGTATGTCTTGGATAAATTCTATTTTGGTTTTATACATATAAAATGGTAATTTATAATATTTTGTTATTAATAAATATTATTAATAATAATTATTCTCATAATTAACGATAGATTATGATTTTAGAGACATTTGCCATAAATAAATCTTATAACGAATATGTAGATAAGGTAGAAGAGGGTGACTACAACAAATCTTATTTTGATTTCTGCAATGATTTATGTAATTCCGAGCGACTCTCCCCACGTCTTATTATAGCAATAGTTTTATCTCTCATAACTATTATTGTTGCAGGCGTTTTGGCTTGGAGATGTAATGCAAAAGAACATGTTATATATAGGTGTATAAATACGTTTTTATCTATAATCTTCAGTGATATATATGTTTTATATTATTTAATATATAGAGTCATATTAAAAAATAAATGTTTTTAATTTAAACAAAACATAACATAAACAAACCATGTCATTCAAAACCCGTTTTGCTACGTTAGACGAAGCGTATAACGATTCATATTACAATAATGACGATAGATCTATGTTAGAAAAAATTCAAGATGGTGAGAGAATTAGAAAAGAAAAAGAAAAAGAATTAGAAAAAGAATTAGAAAAACTTAGACAACACAAAATTAAAATAAAAAGAGAAGATGAAAAAATAAAGCAAATAGAAAATCAAAAGGCTGCACTTGTTCAATTTAAACTAAAATACGGTGACTTTTGGAAACATCCAGAATTTGAAAATTGTTATATACCAATTGAAATTAAAAATGTTCCATCAAAAGATAAGGTAAATGGAATTGGTATTTGGATTAAAGAAAATGGTGAATATTCCACTCCTATGACATTAGTGGCAAGAATTGGTGGTAGTGATTTAACTAAAGAAGAATATTTTGAAAAATATTGCGTAAAAGGAGATTGTGACGAAGAAGGAAATTTAAAATATTACTTCGTAGGAGACAACATAAATTTTATGGATATAAAAAATATAAAAGTTCGAGGTGTTTTCAGTATTGCAATATCATTTCTGTTATTGTATACCGGTATAAAAAAGATAAAATCGGTGTGCTGGAAAAAGGGTATCTAATATTTCGCGGAAACGAAGCAAACTATATATTATTGCAATATTGTAAAAGTTAAATTTAAATCTATTTGGAAATATATGTTAAATCATATAAATGGGGGTTTTAATAATGATGACAATATAAGTGGTGATAGTGATAGTTATAGTGATATTAATACTGACGATTATGTTTATTGTTGATTACTATCTATTGCTGAAATAAGAAGGACTTTCAATGTTGTATGTTTTACTTCATGTATAGGTTTATATAGTATCGTCCTTAGAATGCAATTTGTATTTTTATCCCATACTTCAATTTCACTTTCACTTGATTGTTTTTTTACTACAATAGTTTTAAAAATAATTTTGTTTTCAGACATACTTTTAAAGTCTATTTTATCTATATGCTTTTCAATCATTTCCATTGTGAGATTTGGATTACAACGAGATATACTTCCCCATTCCCAAGGTTTCTCTGGATGTTTTTCAACAAACTCCATCGTAATATTTGGATTCCTAGATATCCACCCCCAATTCCAAGGTTTCTCAGGATGTTTTTCAATAATGTCCATCGTAATATTTGGATTCTTAGATATACCTCGCCAATCCCAAGGTTTATCCGGATGTTTTTCAATAAACTCCATCGTAATATTTGGATTCCAAGATATCCAACCCCAATTCCAAGGTTTCTCAGGATGTTTTTCAATAAACTCCATCGTAATATTTGGATTCCTAGATATACAATCCCAATTCCAAGGTTTCTCTGGATGTTTTTCAATCATTTCCAGCGTAATATTTGGATTACAAGATATATAATCCCAATCCCAAGGTTTCTCTGGATGTTTTTCAATAAACTCCATCGTAATATTTATATTCCAAGATATACCTCTCCAATTCCAAGGTTTCTCTGGATGTTTTTCAACAAACTCCATCGTAATATTTGGATTATAAGATATACAATCCCAATTCCAAGGTTTCTCAGGATGTTTTTCAATAATGTCCATCGTAATATTTGGATTCTTAGATATATACTTCCAATCCCAAGGTTTCTCAGGATGTTTTTCAATAATGTCCATCGTAATATTTGGATTACAAGATATATAATTCCAATCCCAAGGTTTCTCCGGATGTTTTTCAATAAACTCCATCGTAATATTTGCATTTATAGAAACCATCTTCCATCTCCAAGGTTTATCTGGATATTTTTCTAATAAGGATCTTGTTTTATAACGTGGGTTTGTGGCAAGAAGTTTATATGTGCTGTATTTGATTTCATGTGAGTCTGCATAACCATCATTGTCAAATGTAGTACGAACGTTTAATTGATCCATTTTAGAATATGAAATATGAAAGTAAATATGAAACTGGAATATGAAATATGAAAGTAGATGTGAAACTATTAATTCTACTAAAGTTTCAAAAAAAGAAATCAGATTTTTTGTTCAAATTATATTATTGTTTTAACATTTAGATACACAATACGTAATACTGCTAAATGAGATAGTGCATGAAAATAATTACTAGTTGTACTATAGTTAAATTCTTCAAATATTTTATCAATAAAGTAAAACAATCCTGGTAAAGCAAAATAAAACGTATTATTTACGTTTGAATAAACTGAATAATAAAGTATGTGATATAGATAAGCCGTTACTGTAATCATTATATCATATTTTCTAATATTATTTATTAAATTATGATGATATGCTACTGTAGTAAATGTCAATGGTATTCCGGTAAGTAAAAAATTATATTGTTTATTTGTAATTATCATTTTTAACACGAAATATGGCACCACTAAAGATGTTATCTTACATGGATTATTTATCATTATTAATAAATATCAACACAAATATTAATATTTTATAAAATAATAAAAATATCTTTAATATGTTGTTTATAACCAATGATTTGGTTGAAGTTGTTTGTCTCCTTTACTACTTAAATTGACACTTCTTGCTAATGGAACCGGTTGTTGGGTAATACGAAGACGATATGCTAAATATTGTTCAACCGAACTTAAAATCATAGGAACACATTCATTTACGACATAAGTATTAAGTTCCGCAACTTGTTCTGTAAGACGGTCTGGTTGGTTTCTCCCATAAGTTAAATAGAAATGACGCATAATAACTTCTAATTCAGTGTCAGATTGTCTTGCGACAACATGTTGTCTATTACTTTGTTCATATACTTGATAACGAATCATATCTTGAAGTAAATCAATATTTTCTTTTGAAAAATAGACTCTTGCTAATTCAGAATCACAATGGATATTTTTAGTTGCTTCTTGTGCGTAATTCGTATATCCACCTTTTTCTTTTATTAAATTAAAACTATCATTCATATCTTCGGCATTATTCAAAGTTACATAACCTCTTTCAATACGACTTCCTGTTTGCTGATTTGAATCACGTTGATTTAATTGTTCATCGATATAAGCATCGAACTCATTCTCTCTGTTATAATAGGCTTGTGCAGCTTCTTTGCTATTTGCATATTTTTGTTGAATAAAATTCATTTAAAATTCAAAATTCAAAATTTAATAATATATTTTAACTGATATAAATATAAAATAAAAAATATATAAATAAATATAAATATAAATATATTAATAAATAATGAATTAGTATTTATAAATACTTTTCATATAAAGAGTCTTCTTTAAAAGCGTATTTATAACAATACATATCAATATTTTTGAAACTTAATAAGAGTATTTCCATATTTTCTTTACACGCTTCTATATAATCCATTCTATGTTCATATACACTTTTATCACTTGTATTTATAATGTCTGAAGATGTATCTTCTATAGAACTGGTTGATTCGATATTTTTTAAAGTAGATGTATTTTTTGAATATGATTTTGAAATTAAATCAAGATCTTGTTTTAGATTTTTAACACTTTGTGATGTTTTCTCTATATTATAAGGAGTATATTCTTCTCTTGGATCGTATGTTATAGTACTGTCTATTTTTGAAGACGAATCTTTTTCATAAAGTAATAAGTCCAATGTTTTATCTAAAAATAAATCCAAAATTAAGCTACCATTCTCTATTTTATTTTTCAAACTTTGTATTGAGTCTCGAATCATAGAATTTGAAGTGTTTGTTTTATTTTCATCTACCAATGTTTTTTCAATAATCAATATAATCTCAAGCAACAAATTTAGATAATCAAGTCTTTTCTCGTTATCTGGAAATTGGGTAAATAAATCAATATAACCCACGTAAAATAAACGGTTCAATCGTTTTACGTATTTTCTATCTTGCCAAGGATACTTTGCATCTATAAACAACATTCTATATAAATCCTTGAAAAGATAAATTAAGCTATAACTACGAAATTTAAAAAACCGTGTATCACTTATACTTAACTCAAACAAAGATATATATTTTTCTACGGAATTGTAAAATTTAGAGACAAAGGTATCATCTCTATGTCCAATTGATACATCTATTAATTCACCCCCTATTGAAATAACATCATTTTTTTGTTCAACTTTATCATAATAATGGACCGAAAATCCGTATTTTGCTCTTATAAGATTGAACTTAATAAGACGATCTTTCATAAATGACAATGCTTCATTATAACTTACGTATATTTCGTCATTCGTATTATCTATTGGCCATAATAATGTATCTGTATTCAAATTAAATCGTTCTTTAAATCTCACTGCTACATCCAGTGGATTAATATATGACAAGCCAGTATTCGTAGATGTATTTTCAAAAGCCAATCCAGTAATCTGACGATTTTTCCATGTATCATTTTTAGATAAGTCAAGTCCATTCATTTCTTTATATAATTCATTTAATAAATGTGATTTTTGAATATCATCATATTTATACCATTCAAAGAAACGAGTTTTATTTATATCAAAAATAGATTGAATGTATTTTAATAAATTGTATGATAATAGAGATATGTCGTCGAATATGTTTTCATAATTATCCAATTTAGGATTAATTATAATTGAAAAATCAGCATCTGATCTTTTGAAAAATTTACTGTAATAATCTAATAATATATCAGAAGTTCCACCTGAAATATCAAATAAGAAATTTTTTGCAACAAATCTTAATACATTTCCACCCTTTAATATAAAGAATATATCGTTTTCTTTTAGTCCTTTTTTTATTTTGTAAACTGATATAGCATCTTGAAATAATATGGTGATAATGTACAAAAAATTAAATAGAGAGTTTTCGTCATTTAATATTACGTCATTTACAAAATCTGTAAAGGTATCTTTTAATCCTCTATTGTCATCCTTATATTCGCTTGTCTGTTCTATACTTGAATGTGATGGTGGAATATTTTTTGTTGGCAACGGAATCTTACGTTCTCCTTTTTCATTCGCTGTAATATTATCTATTAATTCGTCTAATTTAATGTCAAAGAGATTTTTATAATTATCTGGTTCAAAAAATTTAACATGTTCTCCCGAGTCTATATCAAATTTAACATTTTTGAATTGCATCATTATAATTAATAACTTAAAATAAGTATGAATATACCTTATATAATATAACTAATAATATAAATAATATAAATACAAATTCAAATTTCAAAATTCAAAATGACAAAAACACAAATGATGAGAAAATCATAAGTTTATCAGAAGAAGAAGTTCAAAAATTAATGATTGATTTGAATATAGCACTTGATTGATATAGAATTAATACAGGGAATATAGTAGATAACAAATTAATAGAAAGAGAAATAATTCAAAGAGCTAAATATTTGAAAGAGCTAAATATTTGAAAAAGGCATTAAATACAGTCATATTTATAACTGAATATAGAACCCGGCAATTTGAATTATAGGTTGTTTGAAGTTTTGAATTATGGGTTGTTGGCAAGACTTTCGAAATTTGCTGTTTCTCGTTTGATTTTTATTATCTGTTTCTTTTTTTGAAAACTGTTGTTTTGAAATATCATTCATATCTTCATATATTAAATCATTTACGTTACCTCCATTTTGATATGACGATTTGATTAGTTTATATATATTAATGTTTGAATCTGTATTTTGAGTAGTAAATTCAGTATCTTTGAAAATATCATAATATAAAGACATTTTGAAATCTATATAAACATTATAAATAAAAAAATAATAATATTATAATATATAAACACAAATAAAAAATGTCGTCATACAGCAGCTTAGTAGATAGTATATTGGATTTTGTAAAAGATTATAATCAAAAAACACATGGAAGTAGTTCTCATTCACACCATCCAACAGAAGAAGTAGTTGATTTTAAAGACACACAAGGCAATGTAGTTCTTACAGTGCCAAAATCCAGAGCAGAAAATATATTAAGAAAACTAAATGAAGCCTTAGACAGTGTAAGAAAACAAATTGCTATAAGTGATAATTTGACTCAAGGTGAAAGTAGAGTTATCGCGAGGAATGCACGTGTATTAAAAAGTAAAAAGAGTAAAGGAGGTAAATCTACAAAGAAAAGAAAGAGTGCAAAGAAAAAAGTAACAAAGAAAAGAAATAGTGCAAAGAAAAATAAGAAATAAATATAAATATGATTATTCGTAATTCAATTCACTTGTATTTTGCGGTCGCATATCTAAATAAGGATTGAATTCGTGAATTGGCATGCTTTGCTGAGCAGTTGCTCTCATACCAAAAGCACTTAGTCTTTCATTTAAATCATCTTTTTTACTTTTAAATGTATATGCGGTTGATTTATTTTTCATAAAATCACGTTGTTGTTTCATACCGATTTGATTTGGTCCTTGATGAGATTCGTCGATCGACGCAGATTGCGACAAAATCCTGCTGTTTCGATTAAAATTGTCTTGTAAAGTGTAATCTTGCTTCATATTTGACGAGGGATTCTGTATACGTCGTTCAAACATTTGATTATTCAACGTTTGCAACCTCGGCACATATTGATGACTCAGTTGTCTCATCTGTGGATGATTTGTATGATGACCAGACATACGTGAATTAATCGTATCTTTTCTTATTTCTTGCGGATTGGTTTTTTGATAAGACTGGTATTGTTTGTATTGATCGCTGCTAAATTGTGACGCCCACGGTGCGTTTTGTTGTGGCTGACTTGGTCTATTTACACGAGTGTTATAAGTATTCGGATGCTGATATGTTTGTTGTCTATTTGGATTTGTATCATAGTTGCGTTGATTATTTTGGCGATTATTTTGATTTGATTGATAATTCATTTGTTTAATAAACCAATATAAATATAAATATAAATTATACGTATTATATTTAATATTACGTAAATTAAATTTTAAGATTAAAACTATTTTGTTTCACTTATATACATATATATAAATTGTTAACGAATGAATACTGATAATATCAAACTTATAACTGTAAAGGGCTACGATAGCTCTGAAAAAACTTACAAGCTTCAACTTGATTTTGAGAAAGATGCAGATGGTCGTCACGTCCAAAGTCAAAAAATATTTTTAAAATGGACAAAAATTATAAAAGCATTCCGTCATATTAAAAAGGAATTAAACAAAGATATCTATGCAAAATTATTGTATACTCTCTGTACTTCAATTATAATTAAAGATAAACATTATAGAACAACACAAGAATTTTTATATGGTGTTCCACTTAAAAAAAATATTAGAAAAATTAGTGATGTCCAAGCAGTGTTAAACTTCTTGTTGAATTCAAAAAAAGAAGGAGGCTCTGATTCTCAAGCAATAGATTGTATTTTCAAACATGCATTCAATATGTTAGAATAAACTAATGCTTTGCTATAAATATTTAAAAAAAAACTTTTTAAAAAGTTTTAAATTTTCTTTATTTTCTAAATATCAAATATAAGTCTACTATTAACATTACCAAAAAGTATACAGTATATATATCTTTATAATTTTTAATACCAAATAACCAAAATAAATCTTTATAACCCTTTTTTTCAGGCAATCCACACATTTTGTTAAATGTAATAGTAATCATACATCTATTTCTATATTTTTCAATTGGATTACATTTCCAAGATAACCACGTGGCAACAATTAATATAAGATGAAATGTCGCATAGTTCTTAGTTGGACAAATAAAAGGACCTGCCATTAAAAAAAAGTGGTATAAATTATGAATGATTTGTAAAATTTGACATTTCAAATTGAAAAAGTTTTCATATTTTTCTGTATCAAGTTGGAAATGATATAGAATAAAATATAATCCTACGAATAATTTAAAAATATACGGTTGGGCAAGTTGTAAATATTTGTGCATATTTTGAGATATTTAAAATTAACTTGGTGATATAATAAATGATAAAAATTATTTGAATGACAATATATAATTTATTAAACTACCTGCAAATCCACCAATAGATACTCCACCTACCAATACACCCAATACAGTTAAATGAATTGAACTTCCTAATACACCACCTATTGGACCTCCTATACAAGCTCCTATGCCAGCACTTACAAGTGTACCCTTTAAAATGGCTGCTTTTTTTTGTGATTCTCTTGCTTTATGAAGTTGAATATTCGTCTCTTCAAGTATGTATTCCGTATCGTCAGTAATAAGTTCAGCATATATGATTTGTTCGCCTTCATCTTCTATTAACTCATTTATATCTTTCATAATCTCCTTTATTTTCGCCGTATCTTGTACTAGACGTTTTATATCTTCTTTGTTTTCTTTATCTTCTTGTTCGTCAGTCGATTCGTATATCAAAGTATCTTCCATTTTGAAATTCGTTTTTAAATTCGTTTTATAAATTCTATTTATTAATATTGTAAAATATTATAAAGAATTAAAATAGTGAATTTAAAATTTCAAAATTAAAATAAACATTATACAATGAATTATCACTTTGGAGTTCCAGCAATAGCAATTTGGCTCACACATATAGTATTGGGTTTGTATTTTTGTGTAGTCGGTTATATGATGCTTAATAATTACAAATTGCATCAAGTCATTGCCCTTTCTTTCATAGTAATGGGTGTATTAATGATGTTATACCATGCTCATTTATGGTACGATTCGCAAAAACACGCGGATCATAAGCATTAAATTGCCTATCCTGTATCAGCCGCACTTTTTTCAAGATAGAATTTGACTTTATAATAGTAGGCGAAATACGCTAAAATAAAAATGTACTTTACACTTCTATTTGGGATTAATCATAGATAATTTGATTTAAAATATGAACAATCAAAAGACTTATTAAATAAAATACAATAATTGTAACAAGTATTTTTTTAATTTCTATAAATGGCGGTGGTGTAAATATTTTTATTATATTTTCTTTATTAATCTTATCTATATTATGTTTTCCTAAATTATAAGTACAACACGCTTCCAATGAAAATAAAACTATCGTTACTATAGCAGTTACTATTGTTATTTTTTTCATTTTATTTTATTTTTTTATTTAATACTAATATAATAATATAAATTTGATGACACGTACATATATTAATTATATTAATCCAGAAAATTTTGTTACACAACTTACATTTAACCCACATTTATATAGAAGTATTATGCCAAGTGGATGTTACGATACAAATAATGAAGTAAACGATATTTGGAAAAATGAACAATTTGATTGGATAATATGCCTTTGTGAAAAAAACGAGTTTTTAAGAAAAGCAAATAATACACAAGATGGTATATATTCTTCTATTTATTCTGAATATAAATGTATCAATTTACCCATTGAAAATTATAAAATTCCAAAAAGTTTTAAACATCTTTTAATCGTATTAGAAGAAATAGACCGGTTGCTTTTAGAAGGCAATAAATGTGTTATCCATTGTAGCGCTGGTGTAGGACGAACTGGATTACTTATTGCTTGTTATTTAATATATCGCGGTAGATCTGTTGAAGAAGCTATTGAAATCACGAAATCTAATATAACCCCAGCACTGGAGAATCAAGACCAACTAGATTATTTACATACTTTTCAAAAAAGTTTTTCAAAAAATTAAACAATAAATTTGCATTTATTTGTATTTTATATTTTGTTTTATATAATACATATTTCAAAATTCAAAATTCAAAGTTCAAAATGAAACTTCTTATATTACCTCATCAATTGTTTCCAATTGAATATATTAAAAAGGGACTCAAAGAAAAAACAGATGAAGCAGATGATTTTGAATCTGTAGATTCAGTCATATTATATGAACATCCTCAATATTTCAAAAAATATAAATTCAATAAAAAGAAATTAGTTCTACATAGAGCATCTATGAAATATTATGCGGATTTACTCAAAAAGAATAATTTCAATGTTCAATATGTAGATTTCAAAAATAAACTGCCATCTGGTAAACATTTATATTTTGATCCAGTTGATAAACTCAAATTATCCGGTCATATGATGGAAACACCCAATTTCCTTTTGAGTAAAGAACTAATGGAGAAATATAGAAAGAAAACGAAATCGTTTATGTTTACAAACTTTTATATGTGGTCTAAACAGGAATTAGGCATATATCCATCTTTGAAATCAATGGACAAAATGAATCGAGATAGATTCAATAATAAAGTAAAAATACCAAAGCTACCATCTAATTCAAACGCTGTCGATTCTAAATATATAAAAGAGGCAATCGAATATGTAAATAGTAATTTTCAAAATAATTATGGAAATACAGATGGGTTTATGTATCCTGTTACTCATGCAACAGCAAAGAAATGGTTAGTTGATTTTTTCAAAAAACGCTTAAATAATTTTGGACCATATCAAGATTTCGTAAAACAAGGTGAATACTTCATGTATCATTCCATATTATCCAGTTCCATAAATATAGGATTATTGAATCCGATTGATATAATAGAAGAACTCGCAAAATATAAAAGTAAAGTTAAAATAAATAGTTTCGAAGGATATATACGACAATTGTTTTGGCGTGAATATCAACGTTATTGCTATATATATGTGGCAGCAGATTTCAAAAAGAATTATTTCGGAAATAAAAAAAAACTTTCAAAAGCTTGGTATACTGGAGAACTTGGTATTCCACCAGTCGACGATTTCATTAAATCCGGATTTGAAACAGCATATATGCACCATATAGGACGACTTATGTTTGTAGGTAACTTTATGAATCTAAGTGGTATATCACCGAAAGAAGGATTTCGTTGGTTTATGGAATTTTCAATTGATTCCTATGAATGGGTTATGTATCAAAACGTATATGATATGGTATTCTTTGTAACTGGCGGATTAACTATGCGCAAACCATATGTGACATCCAGTAATTATGTTTTGAAAATGAGCGACTATAAAAAAGGTGAATGGTCTGAAAAATGGACGGAATTATATAGAAAATTTATGAAGAAAAATAAAATGAAGCTGTGGAAATTTAGATATCATTTCCCTCAATTGAAAAATATGTAAAGAAATAAAAATAAAAGATTATGTTATGTTATATTAAACAAATTCAAAATATGAACTATTCAGTTTTAATTATTGACGTATTCTGACAAATATGGTAATACATAACTTACGTCGTTCCATTTTGTGTGCGTTCCTCCTGTATATTTTTTTACATTCATGAAAAAGTCTGGTTCGTACATTAAATCAAAACATTCATCTAAATTTGAAATTTCAGGTGCATTATTGTCGAGAGTCTTGTAGATTCGAAGACTTTTGCAACTGTAGGAGTCTCGAACATTAGTGCCCTTATCGACATTTTCACAAACACTATGAAAACATTCCATCTGATGACCACTATGGTAATACTGAACCTGTGCCCACTTTAGTCCATATGAATCTTTAATTTCTTTGAAAGATTTGTCCTGATATTGGCTATTTGTCTGGTAAATGTAAATTGTTTCTTGTGAATAATCATAACCCCTTTCCTTTTTGTATTTTAATTTAAAATTTTCATGTTTGTTGTTTGTGTATTGTGGTTCTTCTGAAATGTACATAACTAATACGTTTTGAGTTTTTGAGTATATGGTAAATACCAATCCCAAAAGAACCAACGTCAAGGAGTAATATACGTTTTTAACCGACATTTTTGTCGCGAAGTTGGAGTTTCTGAGTTGCTGAGTTGCTGAGTTTCTGAGTTGCTGAGTTGCTGAAATTTATGATCTGGATTAGTTTTACTTCTATAAAACTCCCATAAAAAACAATCAGATTTTTATATTTAAATATTACTTTGTATGTTTATTATATACTTTGAAACATAGATATAGAATATGAATCTTTTTATTTTCAGACGTGATTACAGGTTACATGACAATATTGGACTCGCCGCTGCACTTCAAAAATATGATGACGTCATTCCTGTATTTATTGGGACACCAGAACAACTAACAGGGGCAAATAAATATCGTTCAGACCATTCTCTTCAATTTTTATGTGAATCTTTGTGTGAAGTAGCTGACGAATTAACCAAATGTGGAAGTAAATTACATTGCTTTTATGGTAAAAATCTCGATGTTTTGAAAAAATTACATAAACAGACACAAATTACTTCTATTCATTATAATAAAGATTATACTCCATATGCTGTTAAAAGAGATACTGAGATTCAAAAATTTTGTGAGGCAAATGAAATAGAATGTAATGAATACCAAGATTATTTACTTGCTGAACCTGGTTCAATATTAACTCAATCTGGAACACCATATAAAGTATATGGACAATTTCAAAAAAGAATGGTTCAAACAAAGATTTCAAAAGCAAAGAAACTTTCAAAAACATTAATGAAAAAACTTGGAAAACAAACTTTTCAAAAATCCTTGCCAGTATTAGAACCCACTTTTCTCAAAAAATATTATAAAGAACAAGATGTTGAAATACGCGGAGGACGCAAATTGGGTCTTGCTATTCTCAAAAGTATGGGAAATTTCAATAAATATGCTTCTATGCGAAATGAACTCACTTATTCAACTACACAATTAAGTGCTTACATTAAATTCGGTTGTGTATCTATTAGAGAAGTATATTGGAAAATTAGAGCAAAAGTAAAAAATGCAGATAGCCGAGCGAACTTAATTAACCAACTTATATGGCGTGATTTCTATTTTCAAATTATGTTTCATTTTCCTAAAAGTATGGGTGGTAACTTTCGTGAAACGTTCAATGGATTTAAATGGAAAAATAATAAAAATTGGTTTAAAGCGTGGTGTGAAGGTCGCACAGGATTTCCTATAGTAGATGCTGGTATGAGAGAATTAAATGAAACCGGTTATATGCACAATCGTTCTCGTCTTATTACAAGTAACTTTCTAACTCGTATATTAATATGTGACTGGAAATGGGGCGAACGCTATTATGCACAGAGATTACGTGACTATGATCCATCGGTAAATAATGGAAACTGGCAATGGTCGGCGGGAACTGGAACGGATACAGCACCTTTCTCTCAACGTATTTTTAATCCATGGATCCAAAGCAGTAAATTCGACGAATCGTGTGAATATATAAAGAAATGGTTGCCTGAATTGAAAGATATACCAAATGAAGATTTACATAATTGGGATGAAAGACATACTGAATATGATTTAAAAAAACTTGGATATGGGAAACCAATTGTAAATTATAAAAATCAAAGAGCTGAAGTTAAACGAATATACAAACTTCAAAAATAAATTTCAAAAATAAATTTCAAAAATAAATTTCAAAAATAAATTTCAAAAATAAAATAATTATCATTCATCTATTAATCCATCTCTTTCTGCAAATATATCTGGCATATGTTCTGCAAATATTTCACCTGGTGTTTTACCTTGTTCTTTTGCTAAGCGAGCAACTTCTTTTTCACTCAATAGATCTATTTTTTCGTGTCTTTTCGTCCCATTAATAATAGCAGCTTCTATATCAACCATTCGGTGTTTGAATGTACTAAAACTGTGCAATGTAGATTTTTTATATTCATTATAATTGTCTCTAACTGTATCGGTCAATTCAGGTTTTAACCTTTCAAATTCACTTTCAATTATCTTTTCATGTTTATTGTACATAGAACAAATAGTAAGTTGTTTATTTACTTTTTCCCAATCGTTGTCTTTATAAATGTGCATGTGTTTTGATTTACAATTGGTTATCTTAGCATTGAAATTTTCAGGATGTAAAACATGGTAATAAGTGTCTTTGATATGTTGGACAACTACATTTCTAGGATCAACAAACATAATTTTTAATTTATCATCTGTAATATATTCGTCCTTTTAATCCTGGTCCCAATTTGACGGACAAGTACGTTTTGCATTGATCGTCAATAGATAGCACGCCACTGCATAGAACCAAACCGAACCGAACCGAAGCAAACCGATGAATATATTTAGTTTTCTCTTCACCGAAATTATTTATCTTCAAATGATTGTTGTTGTTATTATTAATTAAAGTATTGTTTTGGGTGTTGTTATGACTGTTTGTATTATGACAATTTGTATTTGTAGTTTGGTTTGGAAGTAATTTATCTACTATACTTAGCACTAACTCTTGTGCTTTTTTGTCAGCAAGAACCTCTACTTTTGCATCGGCTTCTTTTTGAACTTGTTTTATCTTTTGCTCGGCTTCTTGTTTTATTTTTTCTATTTCATCTTGTGTTATAGTTATTTCCTTTTTCTTATATTTACAATAATGCTTTTGATGTCTATAACAATTGTTAGCTGATGTAAAGGGTTTATTACAATACTTGCAGTTTGTGATACTTTGTGATTCGCTTAATGAGTGTGATTGATATTTAGATTGTGATACTTTGTTTGATACTTGTTCATTATCAGTGGATGAAATAACTATACCATAGGACTTTGCTATACTTTTAATTGGAACATCATTATTAACAGGGTTGCAAAGATTCTTTCTTGTGAGATGGTGTTTAAAATTGCTTTTTCGTTTTGTTGTATAGTTACATCTTGAGCATATATAGGAGGACATTTTGAAAATTGTAGCTTATAATAAGTCAATAAAATAATGTTTAAATTTAAAACTTATCATAAGATTTGCTTAATTTTGCTTATTTTTTTTGCTTGATTTTGCTTAAGTTAAAAAAGGGGGGGAGAATCCCCGCCAAATTTAGAAAATTTCCGACATTTTTTTTTAAAAAATATAAAATAACAAAAACCACCTATATACACTGTTTCAAAACATTAATTTGAAAATTTCAAAAATGTATATTTCAAAAATTCTCCCATGGGAACACAACCCATCTATCTTCAATTCGCTCTGCTACAAAATAATTCTCTCCAAATTCAAAATAATCATATTCCTCAATCGTAGAGCTAAACAAAGTACCCGCAGAGCAACAACCCCAAGCTAGCAAGGTGCATGCTACCCTGGATAGTTCTTATATAGTTGAGGAAATGCATTATAAAAGATATCATATTCAAAATATCCTACTGTTCCACCTAATTCTATTATAACATATTCTGCCAAAGTATCATTTATCCCATTAACATAACATAGTAATTCAATTCGACGAATAATTTCGTTAGTTACAAGAGGTATTACTTGTATTGTTTTTCCTAAATGATCACCTTTACGTTCCTGATTGATGACGCCACGATATATTTGACCAGATGTAATTGATTTTCATCCAAATCTTGTTCTAAAAATCTTTCATAACACCCTAAATCAAGATCAGCTTCTGTACCATCATTTAATACAAAACACTCACCAAGTTCATAAGGATTCATTGTTCCTGCATCAACATTTAGATAAGGATATATTTTCCCATATTTACTGTATGACCTGTACATTTTAATAGGATTCCTAAAGATGAAGATACTACACCTTTACCAATTCCGGACATAACACCTCCTGTAACTATAATAAATTTTGTCATTCTTTAGTTTATAATCCAAATCTTTTAAATCTGATTTTTTTTTATCTATACCTATCCGACTTACACATTTATATACACATTTATATACATTTATATACACATATACACATTCATTTATACTTCTTTCAACATGAATATGCTTTTTTATTTTTATTTTAATTTCTTATTTTTGAAATAATCAATTAAATCTAATTCAAATTTGAACAAATACATTTAAACATTACAATCAATTATTAATTATCTATAGATAAATTCTATATTCGCTTTACATTCATTTTACATTTTACATTCTACATTTCATATTTCAAATTCACTTTAATTTAAGATGTCTTCATTTGATTATAATAACAAAACTTGGGATGTAATAGACTCTTATTTCAAAAATATTGGATTGGTAAATCATCAAATTGGTTCATATAACAATTTTATTGACCACCTATTTCCAACAATTACAAAACAATACAATCCTATTTCCATTCGTTTTCAAGAAAGAAAGAAAAAACAAGATAAACAAAAAGTTGAAACCAATGATAAAGATAGCAAAGATAATGAGGACAATGATGTGAATTCAAAACTAAAATCAATTATTGGAGGTGGCGATAAAGAAGACATTGGAAACATTGATGAAAAAGTTGATCATTCTAAATATACGTATAATGTGTTTATCAATTTTGACAATCCAGTATTAGGTGAAGCTGAATTTAGGGAAAATACTGGAAAAAAAAGCAAAATGTCACCTTACATTGCTAGAATGCGTAATTTCACATATTCGTGTCCTATTTACATAGATGTTATTATTACCACTGTTATCAAACGAAAAGATGATTTGAATGGTGAACCTTATCATAAACACACACATAGTATTAACAAAGTTGAATTTGGTTCAATGCCAATTATGTTGAAATCAAAATGTTGTATTTTGAAAAAAAAGAGCTACTTTGATCGTAATGAATGTCCAAATGATCCTGGAGGATATTTCATTATTTCTGGGAAAGAAAAAGTCCTTGTTAGTCAAGATGAATGTATTGTAAATATGCCTATGGTAAATAAAAAGAACGGTAAATTTGTTGAACAGGGAGAACTTGTATCTATTTCAAAGGAAAAATATGGTATTGTCCGTAAATTTGAGATCAAGATTACTTCAGAATCATCCCACAGAAGAAGTACACTTAAAGCTGTAATCCCACACATTAAACATGAAATTCCAATCGCAATTCTATTTAGAGCACTTGGGTTGGAAAATGACCGGGACATTGCTTCCCATATTTTAATGGATATTAACGTAAAAGAACATTCTAACATTCTATGTTTAATGAACGATTCATTTGATGAGGCATTTTCCTGCCTGAAGAAAAAGAAAAAAGCATTATATTCCCAATTAAGAGATACTTATGATACACTTAAAGAACAAATTGGAAACTCATCCGAAATAGATGAAGGAAATATAGTGGAAGTAATGAAAGGAAACATAGCCGAACTTGATGCCGAATTTCAAGAAAAAGTAGAAGCTTTGAACAGTCGGACACCAAAGGATGAAGCATATGACTATCTGATTGATTATATTACTTTGTATTACAAGAGCAGTGATTCACTAAATGTTGCAAAGAAAAAATATTTGACAAATGTTTTCAAGAAAGAATTCCTTCCTAATATTGGTGTAAGTGGTGACGAACAAAATCTTCGCGAGAAAATAATGCAAACTGCATTTTTCGCAAATAAAGTATTGAAAGTTCATTGTGGTAAAGCAGAATATGACAGTCAGGATGGATACAATAACAAGCGTATTCATAATACAGGTATTTTGATGGCAAATCTGTACAAGATGCTTATTAACAAACTTGTAAAAGAAATGCGCGATGAATTGAACCGGGAATTTAAAAATGGAGCTTGGCGTTCTACGCATTTTTCAAAACTAGTCAATGACACAAATATTTACAATATTATTAAGTCAAACAACATTATTGACTCTGGAATGAAATACGCTATTGGAACTGGTAATTGGGGTGCACAAAAATTCAGTAATAAGAAAGGTATATCCCAGGATTTGAATCGTTGGAGTTACAAAAGCAGTATTTCCCATCTGCGCCGTGTTACAAAAGCAATTGATACCAGTGCAAAACTAGTCGCACCTCGTCAATTGGATTCAACGCAAGAAGGTTATATGTGTCCTGCTGAAACACCAGAAGGAAAGAATGTAGGTGTTGTGAAAAATCTGGCGTTGAGTGCACAAATTACAAACTATCATTCTGAAGAACCGGTTAGTCAGATCATAGACTCATATAATATTACAAAAGTATATGATATACCGGTTGAATATTTATCTTATCCTTGGTGTAAAGTATTCATTAATGGACGATGGCATTGTATTTTGAACAAAGGATTAAATCCAAATACATTTGTAACTGAACTAAGACATAAACGTTCACTTGGTATGATTCACAATCATATTAGTATTACTTGGTATATTTCCGATAATATAATTATGATTTATACGGATTCTGGACGGTGTATTCGCCCTCTTTATAGAGTTCAGAACAATAAACTTCTTATTACCGATAAACACGTATCTGATCTAAAAAATAAGCGTATGAAATTCCACGAGCTTTTTATGAGTAATACAGAAAAAGGAAATCTTGCTCTTGTTGAATACATTGATACAGAGGAGTTGGAAAATTGTCTTGTTGCTGAGAGTTTTAAAGATTTGAATTCAGGTAATGATGGTGATATTCCATATAAATACACTCATTGTGAGTTACACCCTGCACTTATGTTTGGAATTTTGGCAACGGATATACCTTTTCCAGATCATAACCAATCACCCCGTAATAGTTACCAGAGTTCTATGGGAAAACAAGCAATGGGAACATATGCTTTGAATTTTAATAAACGAATTGACACGCTCTCCCACGTGTTACATTATCCAGAACATCCAATTGTTGGAAATCGTCTAATGCGCATGCTTCCAACTAGAGATATGTCTGCTGGAATTAATGCAATCGTAGCAGTCGCAACTTTTACCGGATACAATCAAGAGGATTCTGTAATTATTAATCAAAATGCAATAGATCGTGGTCTTTATCAATCCACATTTTACAGAGGATATAAAAGTGACGAATCAAAAAATACAAATGCTTCAGAGGATTCGCGATTTGGAAAAGCAGATAAAACTACTACAAAAGGAATCAAATACGGTAACTATTCTAAACTTGATGAAAATGGATTCATTTCTGAAAATATTTACGTAAAAGGAAATGATGCGATTATTGGAAAACTTATGCCAGTTAAAAACCGCAATGATAAATACAAATATAAGGATAGTAGCACACTTCTTCGCTCAAATGAAGAGGGATATATTGACAAAGTATTTGTATCACGCAACGGTGACGGATTTCGTGTTTGTAAAGTATTGACTCGTTCTATTCGTGTTCCCGGAATTGGTGATAAATTCTCTTCGCGCCACGGACAAAAAGGTATTGATGGCGTTACATATAGACAAGAAGATATGCCTTTTACCGCAGAAGGTATTACACCCGATTTGATAATGAATCCACATGCTGTTCCCTCACGGATGACAATTGGTCACTTGATGGAAACTGTTTGTGGAAAAGCAGGTGTAAACATTGGGAAGTATGGAGATGGAACACCGTTTACAGATGTGGCAGTAGAAGATGTCGCAGCTATATTAGAAAATACAGGATATCAAAAATATGGTGATGAACTCATGTATGACCCGAGAACTGGAAAACAATTTGTATCGTCTATCTTCATTGGACCAACATATTACCAGAGATTGAAGCATATGGTTATGGATAAGATGCATTCTCGTGCAAAGGGACCGGTCGCAAACATGACTCGACAACCGACTGAGGGACGTAATAGAGATGGTGGTTTCCGTCTAGGAGAAATGGAAAGAGATGCACTTATTGCTTATGGAGTATCTGGATTCTTAAAAGAGTCATTGCTTGAACGTTCTGACAATTTCAAGATTCATATATGTAAAACATGTAACGATATTGCCCAAGTAAACCGACAACGTGATATCTATTATTGCAAAAGATGCAGTTCAAATTCTGGATTTGCAGAAATTCGTCTTCCATATGCGATGAAGTTATTGAAACAAGAAGTAGGTGGTATGAGTATTGGCATGGGTTTGATCTCTAAATAAAAGATAAAAGCATTTATGTTTCACGTTCTAAAGTAAAATAATAAATTTAATTTATTTAATTTAAGAAAATCTGATTATTTTTCTTTTGTAAAGTAGTAACCATATCTAATGATCTGAATTATAACTTTCATCAATTATAAATTAAATCCATTACCAACTTGTATTATCAATTTAAGCATCCATCCAAATGTATTGGAGAAACAAAGTTCGTCGTGTGATTGAACCTTCACACAAACATAATTCATACAAGAACTTTGGTTCTTACAAACGAGGTGATTTGCGAAACCCAAATACTCTTACATGGGAAAAGAAAATAAACAAAGGTGTATATGGTGGAACATATGGATTTAGTCAAAAAAATAGCAAAAGCGTTTCAAAAAATGACACTTATAGACATTTCAATGTAAAAAGTACAAAGATGACACTAGACGAAACACGTTGTGGAGTAATTGCATTCAACGAAGATATGACAAAAGTATTGTGTATATGTAATAAAATTGTTTATGATAAATATAATTTTGAACTTTGGGGATTACCAAAAGGACATATGGAAGAAAAAGATAAAATATATTCGAATTGTGCAAGTCGTGAATTATTTGAAGAAACAGGTGTAAGATATAATATTAACCAAACAAAATTTGTATTTAAACGCATAAATAAAACAATTTATTATCCTATTATACTTAAGGAACGTAATAACCTTAAGCCACTAGATAAAAAGGAAATTTTGAAAGTAGAATGGAAACTTGTAGACGATTTAATAAAAGAAAATCCTATGACGCGGGAGCATAATAGGGATATGAAGGTATTTCTACATAGATATTTTCACGACGTGAAAAAACTCGCTCAAACAAACCACAAAACTGCTGAAACAAAATGACTAACGGAATGTCAAATGTATTATGTATCGTGAAAATTATTTGTATCGTATTATGTATTATAAAAATTATTTGTATTGTATTATGTTTTATTTTATTTACATTTTATATCAATTTTATTTGAATAAGATACTATGGCTACAACCCAAACACAAAACAACAACAACAACAACAACAATGACACAGCGTTAAAGAAGTTACAGGACCCATATGTTGATATAATGAGACAAAAAATAGGTGAATTTATGTTAATTCACAATGATTTAGAAGAAACAAGAGGGGTTGCCTTAGAACCCATATTTAACCGAGTTATAAATGCAAGTGACTCGTCTACACCAAGTAAAGATATAACAACAATTAAAGATATGGCTGTTAATATAATACAAAGTAAAACAAACAAAAGTACAAGCGAACATGCTGATCACCATAGCATTGTGTTATTACATGCTTTATTATTTAATAATGGATTTCCTTGTCAAATTATTATAGACAAATTAAAGAATCAAGACACAACCACAACGTATATAGACTATATAGACTATATAGACCATAAAGACCATAAAGACATAGATAACGATGCGCGTATATATCATATGCATGTGCTTTTAGCCGGGGCTAATGGTGAGGCAGTCGACTCCCCAAATCACTATACATTTTCCATACCATCTGATATGAACATACAGATACCAACAGAATTAAACGACTTATTAAATGAGATAACAACCTCCACAGAAAATAAAAACACCACAGGCGACATGAAAAAATATAACACATTAACAGATGGTCATTGTTTCTATAGAGCAATAGCAAATTGGTGTATAATATATGGAATAACAGTAGACCATTTGAAAAATATGACATATAATATTCCATTTACGGCTAGCAAAGAACATTTTCAACAAAACTTAAAGGTTCCTACATCAACTACAAGAGATATTCCTAAACCAATTGAATTTCCTAAGGATGAATTCCTTAAATTCAAAAAAGATGCTCTTATAATCGCGCAAAATATGAAAAAAAAAATAACACAAGAGGATTTCAAACCAACTTTTGAAGAAGATTTTAAAGATATCACAAAAAGTAAAGAATATAAAGAATATACAAACAAAATTGCCAATGACCCAACACACTGTAAAAAATACAAAGGAAATAAAGAAACAAAAGTAGAAGGAACTGGAAACTAAATAAACTACTATATTTTTTTATTTTATTTTAAATTTCAATTATATAGTCTATTGAAATGAAAATTATTTATTATTATCAAACACTTGTAGGATTAAAGTCTATTTTAGACGAAGAAACACCCACTTGTACTCACATTATTTTGAGTTCGATTCATTTTGGAAAAAATAAAAATAATTCTCCTTATATACATTTGAACGACCACTCACCAGATGATTCTACATTTGACGAATGTTGGAAAGAATTAAAAACATTATCTGACAGAGGTGTAACTGTTATGATTATGATGGGCGGTGCTGGTGGAGCATATGGTGATTTGTTTTCAAATTACGACTTATATTATGGATTATTGAAAAATATGATTTCAAAACACGGGGATATTATAAAAGGAATTGACATTGATATAGAAGAAGGAGTTGAGTTAAATGACGTCAAGAAGTTGATTCAAAATATTCACGATGATTTCGGTGAAGATTTCATTATAACAATGGCTCCGTTGGGAGGTTCTCTAAAATATGATTCACCAGGAATGGGTGGATTTGTCTATAAAGATCTATATAATTCTGAAGTAGGTAAATATATAAATTGGTTTAATGGACAATATTATGGTTCCTATACAATATATGATTTTATGAAAACTGTTCAAAACGGATATCCAGCAGAAAAGATAGTAATGGGAATGGTGAGTGGAAATTTTCCGACAAAATCAGCATTTGATGTAGCGTTAGAAACAATTAAACATATAAAAGAAAAATACCCAAAATTTGGCGGGGTAGATGTATGGGAATATTTTGATTCACCACCTGGAGACAAAAGTGATCCAGGGGAATGGTCAAAAGAAATGGATAATTGTTAATATTTATACTGCATTTCGGCCAATTGTATGATGTATTATTACGAATATCATCACAGTGAATTGAACTAGATAAGGTCGTATATGTGTTGAATATGAAATAATAGACGAATTGCTTGTTAACATTTGGAAGTTTGGTTGACCGAAAATAGACACTCGATTGTGTCGAATTCGGGCATTTGTGCGGTTTTTACACCCAACTTTTCGGAACCGGAACGACCCCGCTCCACATGAGCAAAGCATCCCTTTTTTCGCACTCGTCTTCTTCCCCGCGACGTTGTGTCCATTTTAATGGCCTGCTTGCGCTTTGAACGATTTGAGATACTTCTTTTAGTAATTTATCTGGAATTTTATTGACCTGTTTTTAATACTGGCCAATCATAAGAATACCGTTTTTTCGAAACCAGGTGGACCTTTTTTTACGCGCTGGTCTGTGTCAAATGATGCCAAAAAAATGGATTCCGTGGGTGGGGCGCTGCATTTGAATTTGCTGTAGCGACAGAAGCAAGTGACTCTAATGGACTTTCTTTATTATAATTATTTGTTACATAAAGATAATTTTGATCAATGCCGGTTGGTCCAGCAGCTTGATAACTATTATTTGGCATATTAGTTTGTCTTCCTATACAAGACATAAATTCTGATGCATTAGTGTTTATCTGTTCACAATATTTACCCCCATAATGAGCGTCCCATGTATAATTGCTGGAATCAGGTAGCCACGCTTGACTCGGTCCTTCACCTGCTATATTTGCATATGTATTTAGATGATTTGTCATAGTATCTATATCACTTCCTTTTGGGACATACACGTACATACCAGGATCTTCATATGCGGTTTTAATATTTGTGGTTATATTACTTGTGCATTTTCTTTCGTTGTAATGATTATCCCAAAAAGCAGCATGTTTACATAAAAATAAGTCATTTGTACCAACTGGTTTAACCGCGAAACCATCATGTTCATTTTTACCGGCAGGTTGTCCCCCAACTTTACCTGCTGTATCAAGTAAAGCAGCATAATAAGGACTCTCTTGTTCCATATATTTTTCAGTTAATTTATTAGAAGTACATACTAAACACGAATTAGAATTAATTCCACCAGCGGCACCACATTTGTTGTTTGGGTTCATAGCAATCCATTCTCCACCGTTCAAATTATCTTTTCCAATATTTTCATTCAATTTATCAACGCGCTCTTGGCATGTTTGTCCTTGACAACTTCGATTTGTCCATAAACATATGCTATTTTTCATTTCAGAAAGTTTTTTGACTTTTTTACAAATAGGTCTTTTAAGAACAGAGCCACATTTATCCCTATCAACGGAAAAATCAGTATAATCAGTCGTGTCTTGAGTACCTGAAACACTTGAACTTCCATTATTATTTTGAAGTGTAGTTATTTCACCATATTTTACATATACATCACTTGTTCGACCAGTCATTGCGTAATTTGGACCATAATAATGGGCACAAGCAGTATCTGTGCTTGTTAAACCTTCAGTCGTACATTGTTGTCCTCCTGCTTCGTGGGCCATATTTGTGAATTCGGTGCCTACAGGAACCATATCATCATTTCGACAAGTGGATTTAGTTCTTGTTTCTGGCTGCGAACATCCTTGTTCCCAAGAACTTTGTGTCTGTGGCCAAGGAAACCAGTCTACTCCATATGTATTTTGACATACATCACCCATATTATCTGTTCTTAAAACACATTCTGAAGACCATGGATCTAATTTAACACCACCAGAATAACCCATTTCACATGTTAATCTTCTATTTAAACCATTACAACCCATTGCTCCTTGATCATACATATCTTTCATACCATATGTATGTTGACTTGGTTGGTCAATAGATACACCCGAGTTTTTTCCAAAATCAGCAGAATAAGTTGCTAGTGGGATTACATAAGGGATAATTGGAATAGGTATTAACCTTGGTGGGCCTGTAGGAATTTGTTGTCCAAATCCAACTTGTTTACGACATACCATATCTGCGTTTTCATTTGTAGAATCGATATCAACAGGTTGTGTACAATGTGATACTCCTTCAGGCAAATCATATATTTCGTCCGCATTTTTGTAGTAATACCCTAATTGACATTTTGCTCTTTGTCCGGTAGGTGCATTTCTTAAATCTGAATTTGCCGTACAACTTTCAATAGTTGTAGCTCCAAATTGTAAATCTGGAGGACCATTTGTAGTATGATAATTAGCAGTGCTATCAATACCTTGTAATAAATTACCACCGACTTCTATAGCACACGTATGGTTCATATTACCAATATCGGCCCAACCACCTACACCATCCGCATCATCAGCTCCTAAATGACAACGAGTATAATTAAAAGTTCCAGTTGCATAATTCGAATCAGGATTTGGACCTTGACCCATATAATATCCTAAACCACATACCCCTCGTTCTTGTCTACCTATGGTTGCTAATCCAGCAGCACATTTTGCTTGACTACGTTCTTTCTCACCCCAAGCCAAATGTTGAGGATAACCACCTATGTTATCATGGGGTTCTTCGCCTTTATCGTCAATTCCAGTATAATCACTAAAACAGCGACCTTGAAAATTAGTTATATCAGCAGCATCACACGCGGAAGATGGACCTCTTGGAACGCAAAAGTTTTGCGAAACTGCGTCACTTGCAAACATAATACCAGCAGATGCGAATAAACAAGCCATGTCATTAAAAGGACTCTTGGAATATTGTTTCAAAGTATCTTTATCTACTTTAATAGAAGATGTATCTGCCCAACGTTGAAAATAATTATCGGTAGTTGTTTGTTCTTCCTCTGCTTTTTTAAAATAGGTAATAATCAAACGATTAATGTAATAATTCAATGTTAGCAATCTTAATTTAGTGAGTCTTTTATGTTCTTTTGATTCGTTTTTTTGTAATGCTTCTTTATATTTTTCAATGGCAGCATCTCTTTTATTAAATAAGTCATCCGCATCTGAATGTACATTTCTAAACTCAGTAATATCGGAAGCATATGTTCGTTCGTCTATTAATTTATAATTTTCATCTAACCCTGTAATTGTTTCGTTATCACTGTCAGTATATTCTAATAAATTTTCAACAGATTGAGGGGTAAAAGAACCCGGTTCGGCTAATTCAGGGTAATCCCGTGTATTTTCATTGGTCATTTTAAAAAAATAAAATATTAGTTATAATTTAAATTTAAATTACAATTATAATAGACTATGATAAAAATATCAAAATAATCACATAAATTATTTACATACCCGGGTCATTCACTATTTTTAATCAATGTGTTTTACAATACAAATTTGTGTTCGTTTCTATCTTAAATTATAATTCATTCATTGTAACACAACCATATATGAGTTTAATTTGGGGATATAATTTCATAATTTTGTATTTTCTAAAATCTAAACTTTTTATAAATTCTACCGTATCTTTTATGTATGAACCCAACTCTTTTCGTGAGAGAACATATTCTCTATAATTTATATTTCTCAACAGAAACCCTTTAATTCTTTCTGGTTTATATCCGAGCAAAATCCCTATGGCAATATGATATTCAAGTTCATTTATGTCATAATAATCTGTATGGAGTATTAGAATTAATTTCATTGCATTTTTAAATCCTTCTTTGTCTTTTCTATTATAATAAATGTTTCGCAAATAATTTCCTTCACCCGTCCATTGAATACAAGGTAATTTTATATTATTTATGTATTTTATTGTGTTTTTAACATTTGTTTCATTCATTTCTCCGATTTCTAAACTATCTTTAATATCTTGTATTCCATATTGTGTTGTCAAATTAACTCCAGCAAGTTGTTTTTTTCCAATAGCCACACAGTAAATGTCGTAAAATACACCAAGTTTTTGTATTTCATAGGTTTCATTGTATTTATCTATAGTAAATCCACCATCTTTGTTAATTCTCCCGTAGTCTGGACATATAGAATCTGGTGAAATAGGAAATTCCATTTTTAAAAATAAATCTGATCATATTTTTTTGTGATGTAATTGTAATCAGATTTATTTTCATCTTCCTTTCAACTCCTTTCTGCTTCTTTTAGCTTCCTTAAAATGGCAACCATACCTATCTCTCAGCTCCAGATCAAGACCATTGCTTTTATCACACAAGATGGAGAATTCAAAGAACACAACACAATTACCGAAAAAAACAAAAACGTTCGTTTCGCAGAAGACACACAAATATACTACTACGATAAACAAAAAAGACCGACAAAGAAGGCACTGATAAAAGAATGTCCCACAAAAACACACGATGGAATGGAATATGCTAAACAGGTGACCGAGTATTTAGTCTATGCATTTTTCGAAAGAGGTATTATCACTTGTGACCGAATTATTAGTCCCATTTTGAACGAAGAATTTGGAGTTCTTGAAGAAACGATTACAAAACGAGTTGTCAAATTACTGATGAACGCATACAAAAGAGTCACGAATTTGCTAACTTGTCCAGAAACGAATAATAGAGCGGCGCTGTTTAAAAATACCATGGGTAAATACTCGCTGGTTTTTACAAAAGAACATAAAATTTTCCTCAGAAGACTCATCAAGTGGACCAAACAATCTTTCCAACAAAGCGCCAGCGCCAGAATCAGCCCCAGCTCCAGCGCCAGCTCCAGCTCCAGCACCAATTAATTATCGTAAGCTAGACCACCCATTCCACTCATTATTCGTAAAACATTATAATTTGTTGCATATATTTTTATTTCTCTATCAACAGCTGAACCACTTGCATTTTTTGCAGTATTTAACCCTAAATGTAAGTCTGCCGAATCTACTCTGGAAAAATTACAAGTTCCTGAAGGCTGATGTTCTTCTGGTGCTAATGCGAAACTATAACAATATATATAAGACATATCGGAGACTATTTTGGATCCAATGTTTTTATTTCTTAATGTTACATCAATTTTAGCAGAATTTGTATTATCAAACATTGCTGCTAATATATAAATAGTCGTGTTCAGTGTTAATCTACCTGTTTCTCTATTGTAATTATCCGCCGTAATAGTTATTGTTTGTGCAGACGCATTCGTTGTATCTGATATGTGAGAGTCGTAGGTTGTGGCTGTTGGAGTTACCACTAACACATCACCTATATGTACTAAATCAGCATCAAAATCACTTAATATATGATTTAAATTCACATACGGTATTTGGATATTTGTAATTTTGTTCGAATTTGCAATAGCGACTGCTCCATTATACCCAATTAATCTTTGATCCGTTCTTCTGTAATCTCGCGTTAGAGTAAATAGTTGTGTTGAACCTGAATTAAATTGTATTATACATCCTTCTGCAAGATCGACGTTTAAAGTTGTTCCATCTACTGCACTTTGTCCAGTTGCGTCATTTAAAAATACAGTTCCGTGAGTATGTGCAGCTAATGCATTTGCCGAAAAAATTTCAGCGCTATCATCTGTTAAATTATTATCAACTGCTGTAAATGTATGTATGCGACTGGTTTCGGCGGTTCCTTGTTTTTTAAGTCCAACTCCACTGTGATGCTCGTATCTTTGTGTTAAACGGAAATGGTCTGCATTGCGTTCGGCGTGTCTGTTGTGACCATTTAATTTCAATTGACCCGTTGATATTTGGTCGTGTACGGAACTTGCTTGTGATATTACACCTTCATATCTCTTAAAATTAAAGCGACTTTCATCAGTTAAACTAGTATTTTGTATATACCATATTAATTCTTTTACTGGATGATTAATTGACAAACTAGCACTATAAATACTGTCAGTATAATCACGTGCTATAGTATCACTGTGGACCCTCTGTGTTTGTTCAATTAAATATTCGTGTGGTATTTGAGCAAACCGACGGCGTTCATCGGTATCTAAATAGATATATTCGCACCATAATTTAGTATTTGCATTAGACAATGTTTCTCCACCAGATGAAGCGGACGCAAATGTAATAGTCAGTTTTACTTCGTGATACTGTAACGCTATAAGAGGAAGGGCCAAACCAGGATTTCTGCAAAACCAAAATTGAAGCGGTATGGTAGCTGTATTATTTAACGTATCACATTGTATCATTTCATTTAATAATATACTTTTGTCGCCACTTGTAGTAAGTTCTGCCCAAGTATGCATCCAATCTCCATAATGGATATCCATAGATTGACCGCCAATTATTAATTCCATATGATCAATAGATGCATATGCATTTGGATATCTGCAAGCTGCTGTAGCATAATTTAAGTCTAAATACATGCGATGAAGTAAATCGCCATTTCTTGATATAATTGCCGTTACTTTTTCCCCAATTGCTACATCACCTGTAATAACTTGTTCTATAGATTCTGTACTGAAATTTGTATGTCTTCTATAGATCATTTTGAAAAATGTAATTTGTGGATTTCCAGTTAAATATACATCTTGCGCGCCATAGGCGACTAATTGCATGAGACCACCAGCCATTATTATATAAAATAGATAGATAAGTTAATTTCAACTTGATTATAAATTGAAAAGAAATAAATAACGTGATTGAAACTTATTATATGTACTTTTTAAATATATTATAATATATTATAATATAATACAATTTTATACAATTATAAATGAGTCATTTATTAGTTTTTTCAATTATAACGTTATTTATCATAATGTGCATTGGCACGAAAGAATATTTTCAAAATAAAAATGACCCTTGTGATTATAATCTAAGTGATGAAGATTATTTACAACATATGATTCCACATCATCAAGTTGCGGTAGATATAAGTTTATTATTACAAAAAACATCAACCGATCCAGTAATGCAAGGTATATTACGACATTTAATCTGGGTTCAAAATTACGAAATTACATTAATGAAAACTATGCTTGAAGGTATGCCTTCTCAAATAACAACCTATAATAAAACTCGTGGATATATCCCAACTGTCGCAAATTCAATCCCCCCAAACAAAATAGGATTAACTGATACATATTGTGACCCTCATTTTTTTGATCCAGAAGGACATATGGAACATATGAAACACATGAAATTAACGGATAAAACTTATATAGAACATATGATACCACATCATCAAGTTGCGGTTGACATGAGCAAAAAATTACTTAGACATACTGAAAATGATATGATGATTTCATTAGCATATAGAATAATTAGAAGTCAACAAAATGAAATTGTTTTATTAGATGATTTACTAAAAAATAAATATATACATAAAAGTGATTTAGTTGTAAAGACTTAATTAACTTCTATATTTCGTGCATTTAATTCTGCTTGAACTTTCAAACGTTCGTCAAAATCGTTTTCAAAAGCATAATCTGGACTTTCTAAAGAAACGTCCACAAGTCCATGTTCTTCTATTTCATCTGTCGTAGCAGTACCGTCAATTATTTTTTTTTGAATTTCACAACATGATTCCATTTTATCATTTGGGCAACCATAACAATATGGAAAGTGAGTTTTTTCATCATAATAATCTTTATAAGATAGAGATTGGATATTTACTGGTAATTCACAGAAACCATCATCTTTACATCCACCGCGAGTATTTTCATAATTTGTATTTCCAATATAAAATGGACAATCACTATCTTGTTCACATTTATTATCAAATATCCCAGCCTCTTTCGGATTTCCATTTGAATCAACTGCTGCTTCACATTCTTCTTTTGTGTTATAATTAAGAACATCACCATCTTCAGTCATACATATAGATGGATTTCTAATAGTTTCTATTTCTAACTCTTTTCTTTCGTCCAATTGTTCTTGCATATATTCTTCGTCTATTTGCAATTCATCACCTATGAATAGATCACGTATAAATGTATCTTCATCGCTTGATCTAAAATATGTCATATTTGCTTCATATGGAGTATATGGATATTCATGGAATATATTTACTTTATTATCCAATTGTGTTTTTGAAAATCCAGGAGTAAGCATAATATTCTGTTCTTGCTCTAATCCCATAATATTAAGTTCATTTACATAAATATAATTTGAATTTTCTTTTCCAATATAACATTTTGAAATTAATACATATGCGAATGCTTTACCTTTTATATAATATGTGAATTGAATTGTATATTCATAATATGAATCATTATGTTTTATTTGGATAATTCCAGGATTCCATATATATGTTTCACAATCACTCATATCTTTTTTACATTTAATATCTGCTGCGGTTTCACTTAAAGTTTGAACATAACCTTTGAATTCATCATCTATATATGATTTTAAATGGTCTATTAGATTATTCAAAACATCTTTATTTACAGTTGTAAATTCCATATTTTCAAAATAAGACAATTTTGGATCATTTGCTTCTTCATATTTCAAATTATTGAGAGATGCATTGTTATATCTATTTATAACTTTATCTAATACATTTTGTTTGAAAATATCTACATTTATAATCCTTGAACGTGATTTGTTTGTATTAGAGAAATAGACTTGGGGAAGTATTTTGTTTTCTGGATTCAAAAGACGACGTGAATATTGTTTTTTGAAACATTTATTTGAAATAGGTGCTTTTATATATTTCTTTGAATCTTTGAAAATTTCAAATCTACTATCTAAAGCAATTGAATCTTGTGTTAAGTCATATGTTGGTTGGTCGTCAGTATTATTATCATTCTTATTTTGAAAAGATTCTTTTGATATTACTAATGATTTGCTATAAAGATTTTGAAATCTTTCTTTTTTGAAAAATGTATTTTGAAACATTACATTCATATAAATATTATAAATTACATATGATAGTAATAAAACTAATATGAGTAAAATCCAATAAAATATAAAATACATAGTATCTTTATAATTTAATGAGAAATAAACTTTCAAAATATACTTTTCAAATACTTTTCAAAATAAACTTTCAAAATATACTTTTCAAATACTTTTCAAAATAAACTTTCAAAATATACTTTCATATACTTTTCAAAATATACTTTCAAAAAGTTTTACAATATCTAGTTTACTTTCTAAATTTTGAAGTTTGAAGTTTGAATACCTTTACATATAATATTTCAAAATACTTATATTTAAAAATAATTACAGTTTAGATTATAATACATTTAAGAATACATTTATTTATTTTGAATTATGAGAATAATCCCTTTATTAGGATTAACATCGTTTTTATATCCTGTATATATTTTTTCAAGTTATAGAGGTATATTCATTATTTTTAATGGCATTCTATGTCATGGTATAAAAAAAATGAAAAAATGCCAAATGAAAATTATTCAAAGACGGTTCAACTTGTAAGAACATATGATGTTATATCTAATATGTTAATGACTTTCTATACAATTTATATTTGCCCACCTACAATAATATGTGCTATTATTGGTACATTTGCATATTTAACTGAATTGTATATAGAAAATAAAAATTTATATTCAGTGGAATTAAATGAATTCCTTCATATTTTAGGCGTTCATATTCCATTATGTATTGGACTTACAATATCATTAATAAAAGAGTAAATGAAAGATTATGAAATACTCAATAAAATGGGTTAAATTCAAATTAATTCACATTTTTAAACATTTCACTCAACCATGCATTTTCATCTGTTTGATCATGATTCGGTCTATAGAAATAGGTCCGGTTCTTGTTCATATTATCATCAAGCATAATTTTACCATTTCCTAATTCACTGAATGGTGTTCCATTTAATAACTGTGTAATAAAGTAAATAGAATATGTTCCGCATTCGGAATGTTTGTATTGATGTCTGTTTTTATTAATGTATATTTTATTACACTTATGAATCATACCATCACCATTTTTAAAATTATTCAATGGTCTGTCTAATGTAACTAATCTATTTTTTATATCAACGTTATTTACTCTGCGAACTTCTTGACAACTGTTACATAAACGATTCATAGTTCGTTTATGTAGTTTCCCATTCAAATGTATTTTACCTAAATTACACGTTTGTACCAGATCACCTTTATACAAACCTTTCACAAACTCTTTGCAAGAAAATTTTACAACAGTAGGACTCATATATTTTACTCTACAAACCGTTGCGTGTGTATTGTCCATATTTTTAACACCTTCAATTCCTCTTTTATATAGAGAATCATTTGATTGAGAATGAATACGAGCAAGTAATCTACCTATTTCTTTTAGTGGTTTATATCCATATGAATCAAAATAATATATACCTCCTTTTCTGAAATCAGCAAACATTGAAACCCAGTGACTCCCTTGCTTTGTATGTGGATCAAAATTGAACACAATTCCTAATTTAGTTTTACCCTTTCTAAGTAGATTTTCAATATTTAAATTACATAGTTCATTAACAACACATTGACCCACATTGAGTTTTGTGTCAAAATCTAAAGGAACTGGACCAATAAATTCAAAATCCTTGAACTTGAGAGGATATTGTTCCAATACATTTGCTATATCTAATGTGTTTAACCAAGTATCAAGTTTTTTCTTCCAAGGAAATGGCATTTTAGGACGGAATGTTTTCTCTAATAGTTCATGATCTTTTATATTTTTCAGTAAATCTGTATCTAACCAACACCATTCATTAGGGCAATTAGATACAGTTCTCATCTTTTCCTTTATACGTGCCCATAAAACTCTTTTGTTTTTAGACGGTTTGATTGGGTTATCTTTATTTTGTAAATTCCATTCATTTGCAATTTTTTCTAAAGATGATAGAGAAAAACAACTTACACTATCACCTTTTCCAGGAGCACAATATTTTGACATCAAATAAATATATATTATAATTATAATATATATAAAATTTTAATATAAACACCTAAGATTTATTTATTATGTTTATAATTGACCCTAAAACTTTAAAAAAATTTAAAATTCAATCAAATCAAGGATTGTTTTTATTGAAAAGTTACGTGACATATTTTCAAAATGGTGGATCAGAAACAAAATCAAAACAACAATCACATTCAGAATTAAGCTCAGTTCCATCCCCCCCACGTGTGACGGATACATCTGAACCAACTAAGGATGAACCGGAAACGGTCAAATTACCATCCGAGATTGAAGACATGATACAAAATTCAAAAATGAATATTAAAGCAGAAGAAGCTCGAGTAGAAGGAACGGTAACATATCTTCCACCAGAAGTAATTGATACCCCAGGCGAGTATTCCTTACAAACAGATATTTGGGCATTGGGTATTACATTTCTCAAATTATTTTTGAATTTTGATTTTTACATTATATTATATAAAATTAACAAAAATCCAAATCACGTACACGATGAATCCCAAATAAAAAAAATCGTTAAAGAAGCAAAAGAGGAGCCAAACGTAATAACACATCTACCTCCCCGAATTGGTATCCCTCAGATCATTACATTTAACAAACAAAATGTTAAAAGTTCAATGAAATATATAGAGTATATAAAGAAAGAACAAAAAAAATATCTTAGTGACGAAAATCAGACTAAACTCGACGAAATCTTTGAATTAATAAAAGAGATGATTCAATACAATAAGGGGGATAGAATAAATACAACTACGTTAGTTGAGGAATTAAAACGTATAACCAAAATCAAAAACACAGACGATATAACTATTCCATTTGATAAAAATAGTTATGATGCCATATTACAAAATTCAAAAACACATTCAAATAAAGTACTTGAAGATGAAGATGAAGTCATAATAGGTAATAAATATCCAATGCGCGTTTATAAGATTGGAGAAAAAAAGTTATTTGGAATAGAAGATAAAAATGAACGGGAAGGTTGCAATAACAGAAACTCGTGCTCAATAGTTAAAGGAGAAACACATCATAATTTAAATGAACTATTTATACACAATTATTTGAGTAACAAAGATGAAAACCATAAATACATAGTAGATTTGTATACACACAAAATAGAAAATAAATTTTTTTTCATGTATATAGAACATGTGCCACAATCTTTAAATGATTATTTGCATGATTTAAATATTCGTGAATTAAATAAATATTATATAGAATCAAACAAACAAAAAACACACAGACGTAACAAAATTTATGCACAAAAGGAAGTAGAAAAACAACAAAAACTACAACGTGAAATGTACGAATCATATAAGGACGCAGATGGTGTAGAATTAGGCGGTGATAATTGCATTCGTGGTGAAGACTTTGTTAAAAGAAATGGTAGTAAGGGTCATTTGTGCATTTCGAAGGATAATAATGAATTAACAAATAAGAACTGTCGCAAAAATTATCCAAATGAGGATTATATGGATAATTGCAATAAAGATTTATGGTGTAAGTGGAGTGAAGGGATTAATACATGCAAATTACACGGGGAAAAATCAGGACAAGGCATTACCTGCGGAAAATATGGGACTAAAAATAAATGTAAAACCTCCAACGAAGAATTAGCACATATGGTAATGGAAAATAAAATATTTGAAGAGAAATGTATAATTATATTAAAAGCCGCCGAAGCTCTACAGTTTATTCATGATAACCATATTTTACATGGAGATATAAAACCCGGAAATATTGCGATCCAAAAAGAAATAGTTGACAATACAAACAAATACTTGGTGAAATTTATAGATGTTGGATCTTCACGTATTTTTAGAAATAATAAAATGTATAAATTAACATTTCAAGAAGAAGAAAAGGAAGAAGAAGAAAAGGAAGAAGAAAAGTTTGATTGGAATGACCCGTTTTTAACTAAAATGGGCCTTGATATTTCTTTATCTTCGGAAAAAGACCCAGAAGAAGAAGCAAAAAAAAGAGCAGCAGAAAAAGCAAACGCAGAAGAAGAAGCCGATTTGTATCAATCAACCACAAAATCTTAAGATATATAATGTTATGTATTATTAAAGATAAATGTCATTTTTACAAAACTTATTCTTCATATTTTTCAAAAATAAAATCACCATAACTACAGTTCCATATATAAATGGTGTTAATTTTAATAATAACTTAAAATATACATTTAATAGTGGTATTACAATACGTCAAATAATGAATAATCTAAACAAATATAGAAATCCATCTCGTCAAGTAAAAGCGTGTTATATTAATGGATTTAAAGCAAATGATAATCTTAAAATAATAGAAAATACTACCTTGCAATTAGAATTCTAAAGTTCAAAGTTCAAAGTTCAAAGTTCAAAGTTCAAAGTTCAAAGTTCAAAGTTCAAAGTTCAAAGTTCAAAGTTCAAAGTTCAAATAACTTAAAAGTAACTCTACTATTCCATTTTATCATTTGGACATCCATAGCAATATGGAAAGTAAGTTTTTTTCATCACAATAATCTTTATAAGATAAAGATTGAACATTTACTGGTAATTCACAAAAACCATCGTCTTTACACGCACCACGAGTATTTTCATAATTTGTATTTCCTAGATAAAATGGACAATCACTATCTTGTTCACATTTATTGTCAAAGATAGCTGTTTCTTTTGGATTTCCATCTGAATCAACTGTGGCTTCACATTCTTCTTTTGTGCTATAATTAAGGACATCGCCATTTTCAGTCATACAATACATTTTGTTTGAAAATATCTACATTTATAATCCTTGAACTTACGCAAAAAAATAATAGATGACAAAGGGTTTGCGGTTACATCAGCTATGAAACAATCAAAATCAAATGTATTAGTTCCTACTTTACAAGATATTATTGGTTCTATGAAATCTCTCAAATCAACTGGTATTAAATTACATTAAATTGTTAAGGCCACCAGTTTTCTATATGTGATTCTCTGGCCAATTCCCACATACATCTTCTATTCATTTCTCTCGTTATTTCTTTTGCTTTCAAATAATAGCATTCTCTATTTTTATACGACTTCTTGAGGGTTTGTTCTATATATTGTAGTTCTTCTCTTGCTTGTTGGATATCTTCTTCGGTCGCATATTTTACATTTTTATTTCTATTTCTCAAAGTGCTTTTTCGTAATGATGATTGTAAATACCTTATTTCTTTTTTCTTTTCTTCTTTAAACCTATTGATTTTTTGTATTTCTTCTGTGCATTTATTGTACAAATTCATATTTGACCAGTAATTTATTGTTGTAGGTTCATTTTCGGATTCTTTTAATGGAATAAACATCCAAGCTAATACCAGCACGATAATAATCATTAGAAAATTGAATATACCATCGTCCATTGTATTAATATGAAGTGAATATGAAGTAACTATTAAGTAAATATGAAGTAACTATGAATATGAATATGAATATGAAGTTGCTATTTAAAACATTTGGAAAAATAATCAGATTTATTTTTACTTAAACGATATTTTACAAAAATATAACAGCATACTTAAGTGGATAATCACATTTTTTCAAAACTTTTCAAAAAACGGTAGAAATTATCTAAATTTGGCGGGGTTTCCCGGGTGTAAATTCAAATTAATTCACATCTTTGAACATTTCACTCAACCAGGCATTTTCATCTGTTTGGTCATGATTTGGTCTATAAAAATAGGTGTTTTAATAATAACTTAAAATACACTTTTAACAGTGGTATAACAATACGTCAAATAATGAGCAATTTACACCCTTGAAGTTTTTAAATGACCTAAAATAACTTAAAGAAATAAATATATAAGAATATGTCCCCAGGTGTATTCTTGCGTGGAAACTCAGTGGCATTACTTCGATGTCGGATTAACTCACCCGTTAATGTATTTTTATATATTAATGACAACCCATAATTTACACAGGATTGAGTTGTTTCCTAACCTTAAAGGTTGTTTTATAAATCGTATATTTTAATGTACCATTTTAAACCTTCAAGGGTGTAAATAAATATAGAAATCCGTCTCGACAAGTAAAAGCGTGTTATATTAATGGATTTAAAGCAAATGATAATCTTAAAATAACAGAAGATACAATATTACAATTAGAATTCTAAATCCCAAATTTCAAATTTCAAATAACTTAAAAGTAACTGTGTTATATTTTTTATTATTATTAGTTCAAATAGTAATATTATTTTAAATTATCTCGAAATGGAATCAAATCAAAATGAAAATCAAAATGAAAATCAAGAATACGTAAATGAAGGAGAACAATCATATCTTGATCTGCTCCGTAAAATTCTAACTCAAGGACAACTAAAAGAAGGGCGTAATGGTTCAACGCTTTCATCTTTTGGTGAGCGTATGGAATTTAACATTGAAAATCAATTTCCACTTCTCACGACAAAACGAATGTTTTGGAAAGGCATAGTAGGCGAACTTGTGTGGTTTTTAAATGCAAATACAGATGCCAAAAAACTTAATGAAATGGGTGTGAAAATCTGGGATGGAAATTCCAGTCGCGAATATCTTGATTCAATTGGGCTAACTGATTATAGAGAAGGGGATTGTGGTCCTATTTATGGCTTTCAATGGCGTAATTTCAATGGGACTTACAAAGGACCAGATGTGGATTATATCAAAGAAGGCACAGGAGTAGATCAATTATCATCTATTATAGAGCAAATACGAACAAACCCTGGAAGCAGAAGACTAGTTATGAGCGGGTGGAACCCTTATCAAGAGAAGCAAATGACGCTTCCTCCATGTCATACACTCTACCAATTTTATGTAAATGACGGGAAACTATCTTGTCAAATGTATCAACGTAGTGGTGATATGTTCCTTGGTGTTCCATTTAATATTGGTTCTACTGCACTTATGACTTATATAGTAGCTCATTTAACTGGTCTAAAACCACATAAAATTATCCTCGTAATTGGTGATGCTCATATTTATGAATGTCATACTGATGCAGTAAAAAAGCAAATTGAAAGAACACCAACTGAATTTTGCCAACTTCGTATTAAAGAAAGAGAAGATGGAAGCAAAATTGTGAATCCAGAAGATTTCAGAATGGATGATTTTGAGTTGGTTGGATATAAATCACAAGGACGTATTAAGGCGGAAATGGTAGTTTAATTTATTTTAAAATCTGATTTATTATTTTATTATTTTGTATTTATATAATCTATATTTAATTATATTACGTATTTTCAATTAAACATTTTCAATTACATAATGAATACTATTAAGAAGGCATATTCCTATTTGTTTGGCGAGAAGGTAACCAGAACAGAAAATGTATCCGAAAGTACCACACCACGCAAAAAGAGAGTGAAAACCGAAGCAAGAAAATTGAAAGAAAGAATTAAAAAGAAACAGAAAAAACGTCAACTACGTAACAAAAAAAGAATTCAATATAACAGAGAAAACAACATTACATTTGGATATGAATCTCCACCTGAATACACGTTGGATGAAACAACAAATGAAGATACTTATTATTCATCAAAACAAGAAGCTGCCGAAAACTACAAAAATAAAGTGATTCGTAAAACCGATATGACCGCTAAAGAATTTTATAGAGAACTAGAAGAAAAGGGTGATAAAACAAGCGAAACCGAGAGCGAATCTCAATAAACTTTGTCATAAATATAACTTATAAGTGTATTACTTGTATAAAATACACAAACACTATCTTCTTGGTATTCTATTGTAAACCACCAGAAATTTGGAATGTACATTAAATTACCTTCTCTTAATAATACATCACTAAATAATGCCTTATCAGAATCATTCATAGAACTATCATCTCCTATATTTAGTTTGCTATTATAGAATGAGTTTGACCCATTTTTTAAACAAAGTGTTTTATTTTGATAATCTCTATGTAAATATTTCGATTGACTTGGATCATATAAACGTACTTTAACTGCACCTTTTAATATATGTAAGAAACACCTATCATATTGCGAAGTACAAATTACAGGTATTTTTTTTAATTTCCTTCCTACATTCAAAAATGCTTGTTTATTTACAGAAAGAGGTGAATAAATTCCTTCTAACGTGGGTATTTTTACCTTTGTTGTCGGTATTTTATTAAATATATAACTTTGTGTATTTTCTGGAAATTTTTGTCCATTCATAAAATTTATTAAAGAAATATGTTCTTCTTTGTCCTCAATTTTTGTTTCTTTAGTAAATAAACCCAGCTTTTTTGCCTTTATAGGAATATCACTTAAACTATTTAAAATACGCTGATTTTCATCGAAAGAAGAATAAATTCTGATAATGTAAATATTTTTTCTATGTTTATGATTCTTAACTATATCATTTGTCTTAAATGTTTCGGCTTGTTCAATAGAAGGATCAACGGTTTTTTTCAAATAAATCTTAATATGTAAATATGAAATTAGAATAACGCAAATTACACTAACTATAATTATTATTTTAGAAGTTTCCATTTTAATTAATAAAATAATATATAAAAGAAATATAAATATAACTCGCGTATATCACATTTAGTTTCCAGCAGTATTATTTCCAGAAGGAGATCCGTTTTCTACAGAACCGATTTTAGAATCGCTTCCTACAGAAGCTGAGTTACGGTTTAATTTACTATTGTTTGTTCCACTTACTCCATTATTTTCACTATATTTTTGTAATTTACCCAAAGATTTAATAAGAATATTTCCCCAGTCAATGTTTTCTAAAGTATTACCGATTTTATCAACATTATTTTCAGTTAAATCCATACCATCAACTATAGTAGATAATACCCTGTTCATATTGTTCGATGGTTCAACTGTAGATTTAACCATTTTAAGAGAAGGTATATCCAAATCCATAGTAGATGCAACCATATTTACAGCATTAATGCTAGCAGTTTTATTTATAACATTATTTCCAGAACCAGCATTATTTTTAGAAGCAGCATTATTTTCAGTACCAGCATTATTTCCAGAACCAGCATTATTTCCAGAACCAGCATTATTTCCAGAACCAGCATTATTTCCAGAACCAGCATTATTTCCAGAACCAGCATTATTTCCAGAACCAGCATTATTTTTAGAAGCAGAATTATTTTCAGTACCAGCATTATTTCCAGTACCAGCATTATTTCCAGTACCAGCATTATTTCCAGTACCAGCATTATTTCCAGTACCCACAGAACTAGAACCAGAATTATTTTTTTTGTTACTTGGTTTATTTGTTACAATATAAGAATGATTTAATGTGAAATCATCTGGTCTCGCTAAAATCAACATAATAACTACAATTAAAACAACCGCAACTGCAATTAATTTATTTGGAATCAAGAACATACATAACAATATTATTATTGCTAAAATTAACGCCAATACTAAATTCATAATATTCGTTTATATTAATAATATAATATAATATAATTAAAAATAAAATATAATTAAAAATATGAAATATAAAAAATATTATTTAAGTAACTGGATTAATAATCTGGGATAGTTAAATTATCTGTATTCCATACTGGACTAATAAAATCATAAGGTAATGTATTAAGTAAACTTTTCAAAGATACTAAATTGAAGTTTTTAGTATGTAATTTATGTTCCGTCGTAGTTCCAGTTTCCATCCTTCCAATTGTATTTATATTAATACCAGTATAACCACTATTACTTCTATAACCATTTCTAGTAATCAAGTTAGGCTCATCAGAAGTAATGTAAGTAGCACCTTGATTTGTATCGTTATTTATGTATGTCAAATAAACGTCACAATACAAAACATATGGCTGAAATGTAGTGTTAGCAGCAGCAACTATCCCCCCATATGTATAATCACTAAAAGTTGTTAAGTCTGCAAAATCACAATCAGAATAACAATTTAGTATCATAATCCTTTCTCCAGTTTTGTTAGAAGAAGCACTAGTAGTTGCACATATGCCACCTGATGATGTGTTAAAATCTCCTGTATTGTAACAATTAAATATAAAAATATGTGAATCGCTCGTAGTATTTGGCGATCCACCATTATATCCCAAAATACCACCATTTAAAGTTCCACTAGACATTGAACCAGTATTCCAACAGGAACGAATTTCTATTTTACCGTATTTACCACTATTTGACCCACAAATTCCACCAGCATAATCTCCTGAAATAGTACATGAATTTGAACAATTAACAATGGAACCTTCAGAATTAGGATTTGAGCAAAATCCTAGTCCAACTATACCACCACAATGATTAAGCATGGATCCATTTGTAACGTGACAATTTTCTATTGTGATATTATAGTTCGCAAAGCTACGAACATTATCCAAATTAAATACTGAGTTGCCGAGTATGGCTCCTTTTCTACTATTTAATTTTTTACCACCTAAATCAATTGTAACGTTTTTAATTGTCACGTTTATCTTGTAACTTCTTTCTATACATGTAAATAGTGAATTCCATACTCCTCCGGTGTTTATAATTGTATAATTACCACCATCAAACGTAATACCATCGTCTAATATAATTGCTTCATACGAATCAAATTTTTTATTATTTAATAATGTATAAGTTAAACCGCCATTATTATCACAATTAACAGACACGTTATCTGTAAATTGTACCCACCCTCTTCGGCCTTCACCAGAATCACACGCACCATACTTATTTGTATTACACATATTATCTTCCATACAATAGGTTCCTAATTCTGTATTTTTCCAAAAATTGAAGACGTCATAATATCTACAACCCATATTTGATGTATCTCCTTCATAATATACGTAATAAACTTTTTTCCAATATGTAGTAGAATCTATTTGCATACCATAAATTTGATCTTTAATAGATACGTCACTTGGATTTACAGATGCTAACTTATTTATTTTGTTATTTTCTTCTACATCTATGTCTGTTTTACTCAATATGTCGTTTGAAAAGAACCCGTCTACAAATGACATTATAGTATTATTTTTTGCAGTAAAGGTAGGTGGTGTAGGATTACCCCAACAAACACCTAATAAATAACCATATTTTTCCAATGTATAATTAGTCTTTAAAGAAGAATCTTTTAAAATAATCATATTATTTAATAAATTTATATAAGATGATTCGTTAGATGAACTTTTGCCACATAATAAACCAAATTGTAATACATCCTTTGTTATATTTAAAACAATGTCTGAACCGATTAAATTAGAAGAACAAGCCATTAATGATGAATTCCGCGTTAATCCACTAAATACACCATACGATATACCTTTAAGATTATCAGAATTTAAATAAATGTCAAGTCTGCTTGATAAAATAACATTACAATCTAATATTTTTCCATTTAAGCAAACGCCAGAAAATACTCCAAACTGAAAAGTTTCGGTTTGAGATTGAGCAATTGTAATAAGAGAAGGATTGTTTAAGTGAACGGTTACATTTTCAAAAGTAATGTCATTTTCAGATGGAGAAGACATTTCACTTAATATATGTGCAAAAATACCAATTCTTTTTGAATCTGTGTTAATATTAAAGGCAAAATCTGTAAACGTTATATTTTTTATATAAATAGGTGTATCTGTTGCTTTAACTTTTCCGAAAAATCCAACATTACTTCCACCACTTGTATTTATAATTATAAAATTTTTAATAGAAAAGCAATTTCCTTCAAATGACGCATTAAAATTTGAATAAACGCTTCCATCTATTAGTTCACCATTGCAATCTATATCGTTCATAAGAACAAATATTTTGCTTGAATCCTTTGCATGTGTACGATTTGTAGCAAAATCATCATAACTTGATATTTTTACAACATTTGAATCATTTAAATTAATATCTGAGCATCCAATCTTTTCCTCAACTTCGACTTCGTTTACAAAATTACGAACAACTGGAACAACAGATCCAACAGAACCTGATTCAGTACCTTCAGCAGAAGCATCCATAGGTTGAGATTCAATATATGGTGTAGCAGGATCATCATTTATTTTAAATAATGCCTTTGTGTCAAATACAAAATATACACCAACAACAACAACGACCGCAATTATTGTAACGTAAATATTTCTTAAGTAAATAATTAATATAAATGCGATTATAGCCAATATAACGTTCAGAAATATAGCATTTGGTCGTGCTAAACTTTTGTTTGTACTTGTCATAATTTGCAAATTTATAATTAAACAATATAATATAAATAATAAAGATAATATAAATTAAATAAAAAGCAAAATGTGAAATGCATTATATGAAATGTAAAATATAAAATATAAAATATAAAATATAGCGGCATTATGATTATTGTTCATTTTCAAAATCTGTTCCACCCCATCCAGAAACATCATCCATTATTAACCAGGATCGTGGTGTTATTATAGTATCAGTATCATCTGGATTTACAAACTGTATTTGCGCATAATAGTCGCCTTCATTAGAACCATGCCAACCTCTTTGATAGGTAACACCTAACCATCCTACTCTAAATCCACTACCTATATAATTAGAAGTTGTTGTATATCTAGTGGTGTGTGTGTTATTAACTAGAATATAATCTTTATCATCATTTTCCGTCCATGGTTCGGTAATTGCTGTAACTTTAAATGATGATAATTGATCATTTTGACCATTATCCGTTACATTAACGTATTGAGGACCTGTATAAGATGCTTCATTAGTTAGATAATTTGAGAAATTATTATGTTTATATAATGAGACACTATAACCAGATGCTATAAAAAAAGACGATACACTATCATTTTTTATCCCTGCTTTCTCCATATCATCAATATTATATTCTCCTGGTCCAAAAGTAACAGACTTACCCGTTTGATTTGCATCCTCGTACAATGTAACACCAGCTGAGACGCGATTAATTCCATTTATTTTATTACCATCGGGTTTCACATAATCTACATATACATCTTTAACATTAAGAACGGATCCATTCTCATTATATTTTGAGATTTTAATTGTAGGAATATCTATTAGAGAATAATTTGTTATGTCAAATGTTTCATCATTTATTAAATACCAATATACATCATAATTTGATTCCATATAAAGGCTGTCACCATTATCATTAGGAACGCTACGTGATTCAAATGTATTTTTATTATAGTCAAGTAATGTTATTTTAAGATTTTCATTTCTATCTTGACAACAATCGGCGCGTGCACGGAAACTCATAGCATTTATATAACCACCATATCGTTCTTTAAGATCACTATCATTATCAAAAGAATCGTACCATTTCAAATTGATTGAATCCTTCCCTATATCGTTTAAAGCATTATCAGAATTGATTGTTTTATTTGCATATCCTTCATACCATACGCTACTTTCAAGGTTATTACTTTCAGTATTTGGTGTCGTTCCCCATATTAATTTACTGCCTACACAATAGCAATTTTTTATAGTTAATGTACCTTCTTTTTTTCCAACTATACCACCTGTATGATCACCGTCCCAATAATCGGTATAAGTTCTAGGATTAGAATAACAATTATAAATTCGGGTATGGGATGAGTAATCACCTGAACCAAACCCAACTATTCCACCAACACCAATATGTGCGGAATCTTTACAAGTTCCAGTATTATAGCAATTAAATACAAGTGTATTTCTTGTGTATGAACCACATATACCTCCAGTTCGAGTATAATTAAAATCACCTGTATTATAGCAATATTCTATACGGTGTTCTCCATAACCCCCACCTGAATAAATGCTACATATACCACCAGCTCCATTCGTGTTCAATAACCCTTCATTCCAACAAAATGCAATAACCATTACATCACACTCCAATCCAGCATCACGACCACATATACCACCTGCTGGAACATTATCATTATCATTGACAGAATTACCTGATATTTCACCTATATTTGAGCAATATTGTATAATCAACTTTGTACCTTCACGTCCTGCCCCTTGACCACATATACCTCCAGAACTATGTCCTGTTATGGCACCTGAATTTGAACAATTTTTAATGGTTAGAGTTCCATATATTCCTGCTGCTACACCGCATATACCACCAGCATTATAACCCTTTATTTCTAGTGAATTACTACAATCACTAATACTACAGGTTGCATTTATACCGAAGTTTTTTCCTACGATTCCTCCACCATTATTTTGAATTGTTTTGCTATTTTGTGATAATGAATGACAATTTGTAATTGTTATTGTATTGTTTTTCTGCACCATATTTGATATGTAACAACCATTATTATCAGATAAATTATTTCCATATAAATCAAATGTAGTGTTTAGAATTGTAAATGTAAGATCGTCATCAGGACTTTGGAATAGTCCATCCCATTCCGTTTGATCCCCTACATATTTAATAGTATAATCAGCACCATCAAATGTGACTCCATCCTCAATAGGTATTGGGAAATATGCTTTTTCTCTTTCACTAATTTCAATATCTTCAGTTAATGTATAAGTATCGGAACTAAACTCAATTTTTCCACTAAATATGACTAATAAATCGGAT